AGGCGCCGACGGCCACTCCCACCGACACCAACCGCCGCGCCCGCCTCCTCCACGAAATCACCTTCGACGGCGGCCGGTGGAAGTCCGGCGACGTCGCCCGCTGGTACCAGACCCAAGGCCTCACCGGCCTCGACGTCCGGGCGGCACGCCACGACCTCGCGACCCTCCGCGACTCCGGCGCCATCACCCAACACGACACCGCCGGCGTGAGGTTCTACACCCGCGCCTCCCACACCACCCGGAAGGACCGCACGTGAGCACGCCGACACGCTTCACCGATCAGCAAATCGGATTCCTGCTGACGCCCATCAACAACAACCGCGTCCGCAACCTGCGCGGCATGTCCCACCTCGAAGCATGGGACGTCCGCCGCCAACTGATCCGCATCTTCGGGTTCGAAGGATTCACCGTCGAGACCCTGGCCCTGGACCTGGCGTACGAGAACGGCAACCCGAACTACCGCAAGAAGAACAAGGCGGGAGAGGAGTACGGCCCCACCTACACCGCATGGACGATCGTGTACCGGGCCCAGGTCCGGCTCACGGTGAAGACCCCGAGCGGCGAGACGATCGCAATGTTCGAGGACGCCGCAGCGGGCGACGCCGTGAACCAGCCGTCCGTGGGCGACGCGCACGACCTCGCGATGAAGACGGCCCTGTCGCAGGCGCTGAAGCGGTGCGCGGTCAACCTGGGCGACCAGTTCGGGCTGTCGCTTTACAACGACGGCTCACGGGATGCCGTGGTGATGCGGTCGCTGGCCTACATGGGCGAGCCCGTGAAGGAGTCGGAGGACGGTCCCGTCGGCGGGGAGCCGACGCCGCAGGGTCAGGCTTCCGATCCCGAGCCGGACCCGACGCCCCCGGCCAGCACTGCCACCCCGGCGCAGCAGGCGCCACCCGCGCCCATCGCCGTTCCGGACCCGGCGCAGCAGCAGCGTCCCGGAGCGATGCCGCCCGCCGGCCCGAACGAGCGGCAGACCGCCCTCGACGCGATGTGGGCCGCCGCGCGCGACGCCGCCTTCGTCGACGGTCTGCCCGCGCAGTTCGCCGAGGCGTTCAGCCATCCCATCGAGCAGGGCACCGCTGCCGAGTTCCGTCAGGCCACCGAGCTGATGCGCGGCTCCGTCGCCGCCTAATCGCCCGCACACGACAGGGCCGCCCCGCGGGACTCGGGGCGGCCCCCCTCAAGGAGACCATATGAGCCTGCGAGATCTGGCCCTCGAAGAGGCCACGCTCAAGGCCCTCGCCGACATGGTGAAGGACCGCCTCACCGCCGTGCGTTCCGAACTCCAAAGCGGCCTGGACGCCGCCGAGAAGGAGAGTGGCACCCGGCAGATTGCTGCCGCCCTCCCCGACGGCACCCCTGTCGCCACGCTGTCCCTGACCGACCCGAAGCCCGAAGCCCGGATCACCGACCCGGACGCCTTCAAGGCGTGGGTGATGAAGGAGTACGACGGCGAGATCGAGCGGCGGTTCGTCGCCGAAGTCCGCGGCGCGTTCGCCGACAAGCTCCTCGCCGAGATGACGGCGGCCGGAGTGCCCCGCGTCGTGGACAAGGAGACCGGCGAGCTGCATGACGTGCCGGGTGTGTCGGTGAAGGCGACCCGGGCCAGGAATCACAGCTTGCGGTTCAAGCCGACGGGCCGGGCCGACATCGCCGCGGCGTGGCAGTCGGTCGGGCTGGAGTTGCCGGGCATCACCGGCCCGGCGCAGATCACCGCCGGGGGTGCCGAGTGAAGTTCGCCGACTTCCGCCGCGCCTCGTGGGATACGGAGACAACTGGCATCAGCGTGCACGAGGACCGCATCGTCACCGCGGCGATCGTCGTACGCGGCGGCAGCCTGGACGACCGCACGTTCTCGTACCTCATCAACCCGCAGGTGCCTATCCCCGTCGGCGCGAGCGCCGTGCACGGGATCACCGACGAGCGAGCACAAGCCGAGGGCACCGACCTGAAGACCACGCTCGACGAGATCGCCGGACGCCTCGCCGAGGCCCTGGCCTACGGCATGCCGGTCATCGCGTTCAACCAGTCGTTCGACTGGAGCATCCTCCACTACGACCTCGTACGGCACGGCCTGCCGACGATGGCCGACCGTCTCGACGGCGAGCCGCTCACGCTGCTGGACCCGCACGTCATCGACCGGCAGTGCGTCCAGCGGCTTCGCGGTGCCGGGCTGCGGAAGTTGAAGCCGACGTGCGAACGCTACGGCGTCGCCCTCACCGACTGGCACACCGCGGAGGCTGACGCGCTCGCCGCGCTGCTGCTGACGGACGCCCAGTTCGACTACCACCCGCAACTCGCAGCGATGGGCCCGCAGCAGTTGTATGCGGCGCAGAAGGCGTGGCGAGCGGAGCAGCAGACCGGGTTGCAAGCCTTCCTGCGGAAGTCGGATCCGGAGGCGTACTGCGCACCGGAGTGGCCACTGATTCCGGCTCAGCGTGGGGGTGCGACGTGATCGTGTCCCGTCGCCGCCTCGAAGAACGCGTCCGCAGCCTCGCCACCCGCAACGAGGCACTCATCGCAGACCGGGACGCCTGGAAGGCGGACGCCGACGCGACCGGCCGCGCGCTCGGTCAGGTGGCCGGGGAGCTGTCCCGCGCGAAGGACGTCATCGCCTCCGTCATCACCGCAGCCGGCCACCCCGACACGGCAGTGCAGGACGTCCGCGCATTCGCGGCCGCGCTCACCGAGCAGCTCGCCGCAAACCGCGTCGACATCCGTCTGGAGCTTGACCGCCTGGAAGGAGCCGGACTGTGACGAGTCCTCTGCGTGTCCTGCGGCAGATCGTCGCCCCCAACGGTAAACACCGGCCGCGGCGTCCCGTGCTGCTGCTGCCTGATGAGCCGCTCGTCGAACAGACGGTGCCGATCCCGCACGTGGTCCTCAACGAGACGGAGCTGAGCCAGCTCCTCGACGCGGATGAGATCGCCACTCACGAGGACGCCGACTGCCCGCGCTGCGAGCGGGCCACCGCCCACGCCGTCAACCGCGACACGTCCCGGCGCTGCTGGGACTGCGGCACCACCACCCTGGGGGACTCATGACCGTCCTGAGATCCATCAGCTACGGCGGTGGCGTCCAATCCACCGCCCTCCTCGTCCTCGCCGCACAGGAGCGCATCGACTTCCGCCTGTTCCTCATGGCCAACGTGGGCGACGACTCCGAGAACCCCAGCACTCTCCGGTACGTCGAGGAGTACGCCCGGCCGTTCGCTGCCGAGCACGGCATAGAGCTCGCCGTCCTGGACCGGGTGAAGCGCGACGGCAGCGTCGAGACCCTCATAGGCCGACTCACCCGGCCCGGCTCCCGCTCGCTGCCGATCCCGGTCCGCATGTCCAACGGGGCGCCCGGCCAGCGGTCGTGCACCGCCGACTTCAAGATCAAGGTGATCGGGAAGGAACTGAAGCGGCGCGGCGCAACTGCCACGGCCCCGGCCGTGATCGGCATCGGCATCAGCGTCGACGAGATCCACCGGGCAAACAACCGGCGCACCGAGCCGCACGAGGTCATCACCTACCCGCTGCTCGACCTCGGCCTGAGGCGCACCGACTGCGCGCGCATCATCCGCGAGGCAGGCCTGCCGGTGCCGCCCAAGAGCTCATGTTTCTTCTGCCCGTTCCACCGCCCGGAGACGTGGCACGACCAGCGGCGCGACGAGCCGGAGCTGTTCGAGAAGTCGTGCCAGCTCGAAGAACTCCTCAACGAGCGCCGCGACGAGCGGGGCAAGGACCACGTCTATCTGACCCGGTTCAACAAGCCGTTGCGGCAGGCCATCCCGGACGGCGTCGACCTGCTGCCGATGTTCGACGAAGCCGATGGTGCCTGTGACTCCGGGTGGTGCATGACATGACCACCCCGACCCTGTTCACCCCGCGGGTTCCGGTCGCCACCACGGCGGCCGGGCCCCGGCCCCTGGTGATCGTGGCACTCGATGTCAGCCTCACCTGCACCGGCATCGCCGGAGTCGGCTGGACCGACCGCATCCGCACCAAACTCCGCGGCGACGAACGCCTCGCCTACCTCGAAACGGAGATCGCCTCCTTCATCCGGTCCGCCGATCTCGTCGCCATGGAAGGCCCCTCCTACGGGCACAGCGGCCCCCGCTTCCACGAAGACCTCGCCGGGCTCCGCGTCCTCGTCCGCCGCTACTGCCACCACCACCAGATCCCGTACGCCCTCGTCCCGCCGTCGAACCTGAAGCTCTACACGACGGGCCGTGGCAACGCCGGGAAGGGCGAGGTGCGTTCGGCGGTCGCCGACCGGTACGGCATCCACACGGAGGGCGTGGGCCGGTATGACATGGCGGACGCCTACGGGGCGCTCGCTGCTGCGTCCGAGTGGCTGGGCCAGTCGCTGGCTGATGTGCCGGAGCGGAACCGGAAGGCGCTGGCTGGTTGCGCGTGGCCGGAGCGCGAGCAGGTGATCGCGCGGTGAGTACCAGTCAGGCCCTCACCGTCACCGTGGCCGCCACCCTCGGCGCCCTCGCATGCGCTTGGCAGGCCATCCGCGCCTGGCGCGCCGACGACCGGTATGACGTCGGCCCGGATGCGCTGCGCCTCTTCGAAGACCTCGACGCGCACCTCGACGAACACGTCGCCGCGAACCCGGAGCTGGCGGCCGGCTTCGACCGGCTCCGCACCGCCATCCACGAACACCGAGAGGAGGACGGCACCCGATGATCCTCGACGGCTTCGCCGGCCCCGGCGGCTGGTCCGAAGGCCTCCGCCTCCTCGGCCTCCGTGACATCGGCCTGGAGATGGACACCGCGGCCTGCCAGACCCGGGCCGCAGTCGGACACCTGACGATCCAGTGCGACATCGCCCAGTACCCGACCACACCCTTCAAGGGCCGCAGCAAGAAGCAGATCTGGTCCCCGCCCTGCCAGGCCTGGTCACGGGCCGGCAAGGGCCTCGGCCTGGTCGACCAGCCGCTCGTACACCAGGCCGTCCATGACCTCGCCCACGGCCGCGACACCCGCACCGGGCTAGTCGCCGCGTGCAAGGACCCGCGGTCGCTGCTCGCCGCCGAGCCGATGCGCTGGCTGTATGACCTGCGCCCCGAGTGGGTGTGCATGGAAGAAGTCCCCGACGTCCTCCCGCTGTGGAAGCAGTACGCGCTGCACCTCCAGCAGTGGGGGTACAGCACTTGGGCCGGGATCCTCAACGCCGCCGACTACGGAGTCCCGCAGACCCGGCGCCGGGCAATCCTCATCGCCTCCCGGATGCGGCCCGTGACCGCGCCCGAACCCACGCACGCCGAACACGGCGAGGAAGCCGGCCTGTTCGGTCCCGGCCGGGCCCGTTGGGTGTCCATGGCCGAAGCCCTCGGCTGGGATGGCGGGCTGTTCGTGAACACACGTGGCGAGCGGAAGACGCCCGGGGGCAACGAGTTCCCGGCGGACGGCCCGGCCTGGTGCCTGACGGAAAAGACCCGATCGTGGGCACTGCGCAATGGCACGCAGAAGAACGCCGCCGTCCGTGAGCTGGACGAGCCGGCCGGGACGCTGTTCTTCGGGGCCCGCTGCAACGACGTCTCGTGGGTTCTGAGGAACGGCAATCAGCCGAATGCGGCGATACGCGAAGCAGGCCAGCCCGCGCCGACCATGGCGTTCGGCAACAACTCGGCCCGGATCGAGTGGGTTCAGCGGCGGCCGGCGACCACCGTGTGTGCCACCGACCGGATCGCGCCGCCCGGCCACCGCGACCGGTCGCCGAGGGGCGAGTCGCAGTTCGCCAGCCCGGAAACGGTCCGCATCACGCAGGCGGAGGCCGCTGTCCTCCAGTCGTTCCCCGCCGACTATCCGTGGCAGGGCAGCAAGACGAAGCAGTTCGAGCAGATCGGCAACGCGGTGCCGCCGCTGCTCGCCGCGCACATCGTGTCCGTTCCGACCGGCATCCCCGTGGGCGAGCTGCTGGGGGTGGCGTCGTGAGCCACTACTCCGGCGCCGTCCCCGACACCGAACCCGCAGGCCAGTGGGTGAAACAAGGCGCCTGCCGCGAAGATCCGGAAGCCATGTTCCCAGGCACCAACGATGCCGACATCGAGGCCGCCAAAGCGATCTGCCGGTCGTGCCCCGTCATCCAACAATGCGGCCAGTGGGCGCTCGCCACCCGCGAATCGACCGGCGTCCTCGGCGGCATGTCCGAGGCGCAACGCCGCAACCTGCTCCGCCAACGCGGACGAGGCAAGGGCCGCGGACCGAAGAAGGCGGTGCCCTCGCAGCCTCGCAAGCCCGCCGAGTGCGGCACCCGCGGCGGCTACCAACGCCACCGCAAGAACGGCCAAGAGGCGTGCGACGCCTGCAAGCAGGCGAACACGGACGCGGACAACCGGCTACGCCGCACCGGCACCACCAAGGCCCTGGTGTGAGCGGCCGCCAGCGCCGCCGCGCCCCGCCCGAGCCTGTGTATGTGCCCGGGACGCTCCTCAACTGGAACGGACTCCCGCCACTGGAACTACGACGGCCCGCAACCGTGCCGGTACGAGTGCGGCGGCGTCACCCAACTCCGCGACTCCCACGGCAAAGCAGCCCACAAAACCTGTGCCGAAGCCGCCCTCGCCCAACAGCACGCAGAAGCAGCCGACGCCTACCAGAACGGAACCACCTGATGGCCGCCACCTTTACCGCCCGCTACGAGTCCGAATGCGCCGAGTGCGGCGACCCGATCGAGCCGGGCGACGAGGCCGGATACCTCGACGACGAAGTCTGCTGCGAAGAGTGCGTCGAGACCGCCCAGCACTGACCCACCGCCCGACAACAGCGCCCCGCCGACCCGAATCCGGCGGGGCACCCACCACAAGGAGAACACCAAATGATCAACCTCGCCAAGGTCGAACAGCAGGCCCCCGGCCTCGTCAACCTCGCCAAAACCGCCGCCGTGTCCCTGGAAAAGCAAGGCCTCGCCGGGCAGCGCGCAGCCGTCCAACTCGTCCTCGACCACTCCGGCAGCATGCACCCCTACTACAACAACGGCGCCGTCCAGCGCCTCGCCGAACAAGCCCTCGGCCTGTCCGTGAACCTGGACGACGACGGCGCCGTGCCCGTCATCTTCTTCGGCTCCCACGTCGAGCAGTACGACGACGCCCGCCTCGACAACTACGCGGGGATCATCGACCGCACCCACCCCAAGGTCCACTGGGGCTCGACGGACTACGTCGCCGGAATGCAGGCCGCGATCACCGAGTACCAGCAGTCCGGTGCCACCGATCCGGGCCTCGTCATCTTCCAGACGGACGGCGAGCCCGATGACCGTAAGGCCGTCGAGCGGCTGTTGCGGGAGGTGTCGACGCTGCCGATCTTTTGGGCGTTCGTCGGGTTCGGCGGGCGCGTCGACTTCTTGGAGAAGCTCGACGGCCTGCGCCGCCGGGCCGTCGACAACGCGTCGTTCTTTCATGCCGCGAACCCGCACGCCGTCACCGACGCCCAGTTGTACGACGGCATCACCGCCGAGTTCGCCGGATGGCTGACTGCCGCGCGCACGGCCGGGATCCTCCGCTGACCCTCTGACCGGCGGCCGGCCCGCACCCCCACGCGCCGACCGCCACCGGGAGCCCGCCACCTCCCCGGCGGGCTCCCGGACCCCCAGCCACAGCAGCAGCACGAAGCCCCGCACCAGCACGGTGCGGGGCGAACGGAGAGGAGGACGAGGTGCGATCAGGTATCGCTGAGTGCCACCCGCGCCCGCTCGTACCACTCGGGCGTGACGACGTACGCCCGGCGCTCGCCGCGCTCGGTGAACGCCGCGACTTGCGCGTCTTCCCTGACTCGCCGGATGAGGCGCGTGAGGTTCGCGCGGGCGTCGGTCATCGAGACCTCGGCGACGCCGTCCTCTGCGGTCTGGATGCCCTGCTCAACAGCCATGGCAAGAGTGTAAGTCATAGCCAATCTCTCCATTCTTTCCAATCTTTAAAGTAGTATGGCAGTACGCCGGACAGACCACCAGACCGAGCAGAAAGGCCGCTCCATGGCCAGGCGCTTCTCGCAGCGGCAACACATCGCCCTCTACCTGGCGGCCGACGGCCACTGCGAGGGGTGCGGCGCCGAACTCCAACCCAGCTGGCACGGCGACCACATCACGCCCTACTCGGCCGGAGGCGCCACCGACGTCATCAACGGCCAAGCCCTCTGCCCCACCTGCAACCTGAAGAAAGGCAACCGCCACATGCAGCTCCGCGGCTGGCAGGAAGACGCCATCGGGCGCTTCCTCCGCAACAACGACGACTTCCTCACCGTCGCCACACCCGGCGCGGGTAAGACCACCTTCGCCCTCACCTCGGCCAAGATGCTCATCGACCGAGGCGACATCACCCGTGTCATCGTCGTCGTCCCCACCGCGCACCTGCGCAACCAGTGGGCCCACGCCGGAGCAAGTGCCGGGATCCAGCTCGACAACACCTTCGCCAACGGCAACACCGTCATCGCGAAGGACTACGACGGCACGGTCATCACGTACGCAACCGTCGCGGCGCAACCCCAGTTGTGGCGCAAGCTCGCCACCCAGCAACAGAGCCTGATCGTCCTCGACGAGGTACACCACGCCGGAGAAGCCGACCACCTCAGCTGGGGCCCCGCCCTCACAGAGGCGTTCGGCCCGGCATACCGGCGGCTGCTCCTATCCGGCACGCCGTTCCGCTCCGACGGCCGCCCCATCCCCTTCGTCACCTACGAGCAGGGCAAGTGCGTGCCCAGCATCAACTACGACTACGGAACCGCTCTCGCGGACCGAGACGTCGTGCGCCCCATCGCTTTCCCGGCGCTCGACGGGACGATGCGCTGGCGCGACGCCGGCACCATCGTTGCCGCAGACCTGGCCACCGTCGATGAGGAGCGGCTCGCACGCGCGCTCGACACTGCGTACGACCCGACCGGCGAGTGGATCCGCTCAGTACTCCGGCGCGCCGACGCCGAGTTGACCCGGCTCAGGGAAGAAACCCCGGACGCCGGAGGCCTGATCGTTGCGTCCAACCAGTACAACGCCCGCCAGTACGCCGCAATCCTCAAGCGCATCACGGGCGACGCACCCACCGTGGCCATCTCCGACGAGCCCGACGCCTCCGACCTCATCAAGGCCTACGCGAAGGGCAGCCAGCGATGGATCGTCGCAGTGCAGATGGTGTCCGAGGGCGTCGACATCCCGCGCCTCGCCCTTGGTGTCTACGCCTCACGGATCTCCACGGAGATGTTCTTCCGGCAGGTCGTTGGCCGTTTCGTCCGGATGCGCGGAGCCGAGGACGAGACGACAGCCACTCTGTACATCCCTTCCATCGAGCCGCTCCTGTCGTACGCCCGAGACATCGAGCGGACCGTCGAGGCCGTCCTCGCCGAGGAGGAGCGCGAACTCCGTGAGCGTACGGAGAAGGGCCCGCAGCAAACAGCGTTGACCTTGGATCTGGTGGAACCTCTTGACTCCACCGAGGCGACCCATCACTCCACGATCTTCCGGGCCGAGGCCTTCAGCGACATCGAGCTGCGCCGCGCCGAGAACGCCGCGCGGCAGGCCGGGATGCCGGTCGCGGTAACGCCGGAGATGATGGCGCACGCCCTGCGCCTGGCAGGCGGAGGACGCGTCGTCGGTACGGCCACGGTCGCCGCTCCGGCGCCGGAGCAGGCACGGCCGCTCGCGGAGGAGAAGGCGTCTCTGCGGAAGCTGATCATGCGCAAGGTCGGGCAGCTTCAGCGCCGGACCGAGGTCGAGTTCTCCCACATCCACTCGCAGTTGAACCGGCGTTGCGGTGACACCGCGAAGACCGCGACGACGGAAACCTTGAACAGGCGCCTGGAGCTGCTGGACCAGTGGCTGGAGGAGGCGTGAGTACGCCGAAGGGGAACGCGGTCCTAGTGGAGGCCCTCGGCTCGGCGCTGCGCCGTGGCGGGAACGCGCTGGAGGACGTGCCGGACCTGCTGAAGCGGGTGCTGGAGGAGGAGTCGTGGCGGGAGTTCGTCACGCCCCGAGGTGAACTCGTACGGCACGGGCGGTTCGTGGACTTCGTGACCACGGCCCCCACTCAGGGGATCGGCGCGTCGGTGGACCTGGTGCGCCGGATCGTGAAGGACGACCCGGAGTCGCTCGACCTGCTCGACCGCGCATTGCAGAACGCCGATGGAGGGTCCCCCGAGCAGCGAGCCACTGTAGCTAATAGCAACAGTGGGCGTCCGTCCGGAACGACCCAAGCTGCTGCGCTGCGCCGCCTCCGCAAGGACGCGCCGTCCCTCCACTCCGAAGTCCTCGCTGGCCGTCTCTCCGCGCACGCCGCCATGGTCCAAGCCGGGTTCCGGCCCAAGACCATCAGCGTCCCCGTCAGCCGACCCGAGTCGATCGCCGCTGCCCTGCGCAAGCACCTCGGCCCGGACGACATCGCCCGCCTCATCAAGCTCCTCCTCGACGAGCCCTAAAACGCCCCGGGCCGTCCACCGCGGGCGGCCCACCGCAGTCCTCAACCAGCACGATCGAAAGAAGTGCAGATGCCCTGGGTCAAGCTCGACGACCGGTTCCCGTCGCACCGCAAGATCGCCTTGCTGTCCGACCGGGCGTTCCGGCTGCACATCTCCGCGATCTGCTGGTGCTCCGAAAACCTCACGGACGGACGCATCACCGACCGCGAGTTGACTCTCGTCGCACACATCCGGGGCCTGAAGGCGACCGCGAAGCAGCTCGAAGACGCCGGCCTGTGGGACCGCACCGACGACGGCTGGGCCATCCATGACTTCCTCGACTACAACCCGTCCCGCGACCAGGTGATCGCCGAGCGGAAGAAGAACGCCGAGCGGCAGGAGAAGTTCCGCCGCCGCAAGAACGGCAAGCCGGTCCCACCGGGCCCCGGCACCCCGTCAAGTAACGGCGTTAGTAACGGCGTTACGCGAACCGCAGAAACGCACGACGGCGACACGAACGCAGCACGACGGCGACACGACGGCGACACGACGGCGACCGGAAACCGTCACGAATCTCAGACAGAACCGCAGGTCACAGAGATTCGTAACGGCGTTACTAACGGCGCCCCGTCCCGTCCCGTCCCGACCCCAACCCCTTCTATGGCTGATGTAGGTGGGGAAAGTGCCGGTAGTGAGGCGCCCGAGGCCGACGCTTTCGCGCCCTCCCCGATCGACATCGACGGCTTCCAACTCACCGACGCCATGCGCGCCTGGTCGCTGCGAACCTTCGGCCCCGGCCTCGACCTCGACTACGAGACCGCCCAATTCCTCGACCACTTCCGCGCCCAAAACGTCCGCCGCCCCAACTGGCCGACCGAATGGCAGAAGTGGATCCGCCGCTCCGCGAAGTACGCGTCCGAGCGCGCCACCCGCCCCAGCACCAACGTCGTGCCCTTCACCCAGCCCCGCCCCTCCACCACCGACGCCCGCGTCCAAGCCGCCCTCGACCTCGGCCGCCAAATGCAAGCCGAAGCCGACGCCGCCCAGGAGGCCCAGTGATCACCTACGAAGACGCCTCAACACTCCTCGGCCTCGCCGCCGCCCGCGACCAACGCACCGTCGGCCGAGCCGACATCCTCGCCTGGCACGCCGACCTCTCCGCCGCAGGACTCACCCGCGCCGACGCCGAAACCGCACTCACCGCCTTCTACCAAGAAATGGCCCGCCGTCAGCCACAAGACCGCTACCGGGCAACCGCCGTCGATTTGATCGACATCGCCAAGCGGGCCCGCCGTGAACGCGTAGCCAACCTCCGCTACGACGGCGACCCCGACGAAACCCCGCAGCAGTACCTCAACCGGCTCCGCGCCCGTACCGCCGCCCTCGCTGACGGCCGTATCGGACCGGACACCGGACTTCGCGCCCTCGGCCCCGGCACCCCTGATCCGCGGCTGCTCCGTGAACTTGCCGCCGTCGGCCACGACGTACCCGACGACACCACGAGCGGTCGCCGGCCGGTACGTGTCGGCCCGCTCACCGTCGAGTGCCCCGCCTGCCTCGCACCCCTCGGCAGACACTGCCGCAGCAACGGCCACCCGCGGACCGTCCCGCATGCCGTCCGCCGCCGTGCGGCACGCGACGCCCACGACCTGCCCCGCGAAGACACCGACCAGATCGCCGCCCGCAAGGAAGCCGCAGCCGCCTACCTCGACCAGCTTCCTCCCGAGGAACGCGCTCAGCTTCAGGAGTTCCAGGACCAGATCCGCGAGACCGAGACGTCGTGACCCAGCTCCCCGAGTGGGCGATCCGCTGCCCCTGGTGCCAGGCCCCGCCCGGCCAGCGTTGCACCAGCCCCCGCGGCCGGAAACTCGCCATCGCCAGCCACGACGCACGCAAAACCGCACACACCGCCCGGCAAGCCGAGGAGACACCCGATGAGCCCTCGTAAGGGCAACGCCCACGACCACGCGTACGACACCGAGACGCTCCAGGAGAAGGCCGACCGGATCCGCGCCGAGCAGGGCCTCCCGGCCGAGGCCGAGCACTCCGGCCCGCGCCCCTGCCAGTGGTACGACGACGGGCACGGCGGACGCTTCCTCGTCCCCGGCTGCATGACCCGCGTCGTCAACCCCGACGTGGAGGCCTGCGCCTGCAAGACCGTCGAGGAGGAACTCGCCGCCGCCCGCCGCGAGATCGAGTCGCTGAAGAAGAGCCGCAACGGCCTCCAGAAGTGGCACGACCACGTGACCCGCGCCGTCTACGACCACGCCGACGGCATCCAGATCATGAAGACCGCCGCCGACCGAGCGGAGATCGGCCGATGACGCGCCGCTGCCGCATCACCAACTGCCCCAAACCAGCCCGCCCAGGCCGACACCTCTGCGACCTCCACCGCGTCCGCCTCTACCGCCACCGCAACCCCGACTTCACCCAGTGGACGGTGGCCGACCCTCACGACGTCGCCGCGATCATCCGCGAACAGCGGCCCGCTGAGGGACTGACCCGCCTCGAGCGCGTCCAAGTCGCCCAAGGCCTCACCGCCCACGGGCTCCCCGCCGACGAGATAGCCCGAATCCTCGGCGTCACCCCACGCACCGTCTACCGGTGGCGCTCCAAAGCCCACACAGACCCCCAGACGACCCAAGACCACACCCAGACCCCCGCAGGCGCTCACACGGGCACACAGGGGCCACGACAGGCGTACGCAGCCTGACCGCCACACCCACACCCAACGGATCACTACCTCGCGCGAGGAGCCACACCGTGACCACAACACCCCAAACCCACGACACCCAGCAGGACGAGACGCTCGTCGCCTTGGAGGCCGAAGGCTGCACCACGTGGCGGCTCACCGAGCGCAGCTACCCGCGCGTCAACTCCGAGCTCGACCGGCTCGGCGTGTTCACGAAGCAGTACACCGAGTGTGACGAGATCGACGGCCACATCGTCACCGTCGGCATGCGCATCGGCGTGAAGCCCGGCCATGTCGTTGCCTGCTTCGGCGACACGGTCGTCCGGCATCCCGACGGCCGCTGGTCGGTCCACCCCACACCCGTCGCCGCTGTCTGACCGTCCGACCCCGCACACCCACCGAAGGAGCAGCACTGTGAGCCCGCCCCCGTACTACGCCGCCGACGGAGTAACCCTCCACCTCGGCAACAGCCTCGACGTCCTACCCACCCTGCCCGACGCGTCCGCCGACGCCGTGATCACCGACCCGCCCTACGAAATCTCGATGATGAACCGCTCCTGGGACTCAACAGGCATCGCCTACAACGTCGACCTGTGGCGCGAGTGCTGGCGGATCCTCAAGCCCGGCGGGCACCTGCTCGCGTTCGGCGGGACCCGCACCTACCACCGCATGACGGTCGCGATCGAGGATGCCGGGTTCGAGATCCGCGACTCCCTGCACTGGATCTACGGCTCGGGCTTCCCCAAGGGCCAGGACATCGCGAAGTCCATCGACAAGCGGCGCGACGACCGCGAGCAGGTGCTGCAGGTGACGGTCTGGCTCGCTGAAGCAGTTCGGTCCGCTGGCTGGACCACGCGCCGTATGAACGACCTGTTCGGCTTCGAGAGCATGGCGGCCCACTGGGTAACACAAGGTGTTGCCGCTGCAGTTCCTACGCCCGAGCAGTGGGACCAACTACGTGAGGCGCTCGGTTTCGACGACGCCGCCATTCGGCCGCTGGTCGCCCAGCTCAACGGCCGTAAGGGCACGCTCGGGGAAGCGTGGGCGCAGCGCGAGGTCATCGGCCAGCGCACCACCGGCCTGGGCACCGGGCATGGAACTGTTCCGGTTATCCAGGGCAGCGAGAACCGCGACCTGACGGCCCCGGCGTCCGCGGAGGCGCAGCGGTGGCAGGGCTGGAACACGTCGCTGAAGCCCGCCCACGAGCCGATCGTGATGGCCCGCAAGTCGACCGGCTTCAACACGACCGCCGCGAACGTACTGGAGCACGGCACGGGCGCGCTCAACATCGCGGCAACGCGGACCGCAACGCAGGACAAGGCTTCCAGGGTTCGGCGAACCGCCCTAGGGATCATGAATGACGACGGGTGGCAGCCGTCAGTAACGTCGTACGAGACTCACGAAGCAGGCCGTTGGCCGACGAACGTGATCCTCACGCATCCGCCGCTCCTCGACGCCCACTGCCAACCCGTCGGGGACGCCTGCACCAACGGCTGCGTGCCCGGATGCCCCATTGCCGAGATGGACCGGCAGAGCGGCGTGCGCACGAGCGGCAAGATGCAGGCCGGTGTTGAGCGCAGCAACCGTGACGGCTGGGCCGGGCCCATGCCCGCGACCACGGGCGCCGAGACCTACGGCGACAGCGGCGGCGCGTCCCGGTTCTTCCCCGTCTTCCGCTACGAAGCGAAGGCCCCCGCGTCGGAACGCCCGCGACTGTCGGACGGAACCGCGCACACCACGGTCAAGCCGCTCGCCCTCATGCAGTGGCTGGTCCGTCTCGTCACCCCGCCCGGAGGGACCGTCCTGGACCCCTTCGCGGGGTCTGGCACCACGTTGGAGGCCTGCGTCATCGAAGGGTTCCCCGTCATCGGTATCGAGCGCGAGGAGGCCCACGCCGAACTGTGCCGCGCCCGACTGACGAAACCGATAGCTCCCGCGCTATTCGGCGACGACATCCCCGCCTGAGTCCGGTTCCGTCCGGCCCGCACACACCCCTGGAGCAGCAATGACCACCAACCCGAGCGTGACCACAGACCGCGTCCTCCAAGAGATCCTCGCCGAACGCATCGCCCAAGACACCAAGTGGGGCGAGCAGAACCACCCCGACGGCACAGGCGGCCCCGTCATGCGGCAGAAGGCCGACGAGGCCCGCGCGCAGTGCCAGTACCTCGCCGCGAACGGCGGCCCGGACTGGCGCGCCGTGCTCCTGGAGGAGGCCTACGAAGCACTCGCTGAGGACGACCCGGCAAAGCTGCGCGCCGAGCTCGTTCAGGTCGCAGCCGTCGCCGTCAACTGGATCGAGGCCATCGACCGCCGCGCCCCTGTCGAGGAGCAGCCCGCCGCCGACGCGTCCGAGGCGTGCGGCAAGTGCCGCCGACCGTTCGACCCGGCCGACAACGCCCGCTACCACCTGACGCCGTACTGCCGCGGCTGCGTCAACCGCTGCACGGACAGCGAGATCGCCGACCACCGATGCGTCATCTGCGCCTGACCACGCATGAGACCGGCAGCCCCGCGTTCGACCCGCGGGGCTGCCGGCCCGCCCATCCTCCCGCACCGATCAAGGAGCCACACCGTGACCGAGACACCCGACCAGCCCGCACTCCCTCCGCTCCTCGCCGCAGCCCGCGCGCTGGAACTCGACCGTGACGCCGCGTCCAGCGGGGAGAGCGATGACTACCGGCGCGGCATGACGCGCGCCGTGAAGCTGCTGCGTCTCCTGAACGAGGACGAGCCTGCCGCTGCCTCGTCTGCCGTGCCTGCGCCTGCCACAGACCGGGCCGCAGGCGTGGCCGAGGCAATCCGCACCTTCCCGTTCGACAACTTCGGCATGGACGACGTGTCGTTCGCCCTCGAAGACGACCCCGAGGCGCAGGAGTGGGTGCCCGCGCTCGCCGACGCGGTGCTCGCCACTCTGCCCGCGACCACCGCACGGGCCGTCGAGCTACGGGACTACTGGCACGCCGAGGCGATGAGCGCGACCACTCGCATCATCGAGTTGGAGGGCCAGTTGGAGGAGCTGCGTCGCATGGCCGACGAGACGCCACAGCAGCCCGAGGCCGAGGAGCCGACCGAGGAGCAGATCGTCCGCGAGCACGTCACCACCGTGCACCTCATCGGCGAGCAGCTCGCGGCCGTCGAGTCGTGGATGTGGGAACGGCTGGCCGAGATCCGCGCCGTCGCGCCCGCTGTTGTGGCGCAGCCCGACGAGGAGGCCTGACCGTGGCCATCGACCCGAACACCGGTGGCTCCACCGGCATCAGCCTCGCAGGCAGCTGGGAGTGCGGCGGCTGCGGCGCGACCGGCGACGGCTGGTACGACGAAGACGACGGACTCGTCCTGCACGACGAGAACGGGCAGCCCTTCGCCCCTGACGATCACGTCTGCGGGGAGGCCTGACTATGGCCCTCCCGTGGAAGACGCCGTGCGCGAACCGCCGCTACACCGCCCACTTCGGCATCCTCGTCGACCCGTGGCTACTCGACGAATGCGTCGAGTGCGAGTTCTGCGGCAGTTGCGTCACGCACATCTGCTACCGCGACGACGCGTCAACGCTCCTGCACCTCGACCACTTCAAAGACTTCGCCAATCCCGGCGAACCCGAGTGCGGGTCAGTCGGCGGCCCGAAGCATCTGCCCGAGTACGAGCCGCGCCCCTGCAACCTCCCGGCCGGGCACGGCGGGAAGTGGCATCGGGCACGGATGGGCTGGCACTGGCCCGCCGCCCGAGCCGAGGAGCCGTCGTGATCGTCGACGTGTACGAGGCCGTCGACCGCATGCTGTGGGCGCTCCTCGCCTGGATTGCCGTCTTCGCGGTCGTGGGCACGCTGCTGCTCCTCAGCATGGCGGCGGGCATCGCGTGGGCGTGGCGTGCCGCACGGAGACGCCCCAGGCGTCCGCTGTGGGCCCGAGGGCGGCTCCGGGCACGGATCCTTGCCCGCACCCGCGCCAGAGGCTCACAGGAGCTCTCAGAGACTCCGGACTTCGAGGAGGCCGCGTGAACCCCGGCTACGCCCTCGGTATCGGCATCGTCCTCGCCCCGTTCATCTCCGCCATCCTCCTCGCCCTCCGCTGGGCAGGCCGCACCCTCTACCGGACCGCACGCACCCGGAGCAGCCGATGACCGTGCCGAAGCGGAACTTCGACGCCGAGGAACCGGCAGCCCGCGCCCACCGCCGCCGTGTTGAGTTCCACTGCGTCTCCGGCCGCGTCATCGACTGCTGCGAGACCGGCGAAACCGACTGCCCTTGCATCTGCCACAACGACACGGACGGCGACGAGCAGCCGTGAGCAACCTGTTCGCCCTCGACTGGGCCGACTGCGAACCCGACTGGGACGACGACGAAGACACGCCCCTCCTCCCGCCAGACCTCCGCGGCCAACACATCACCGCCGCACAGTTCTTCACCCTCACCGACATCCAACCCGCCGGGAGCTACCTGTGACCACGCCCGCCGACGAATTGCACACCGCCGCCGCCGAGATGCGCCGCTGGCCCGGACCCGCCGCCGAACCCCTCGCCCAACTCCTCGACGCCCTCACCGACCTGGCCCGCGAATACCCGGACCTCGCCCACGACCACAACCGTCCGGCCTGCGACGACTACGCATGCGACGTCATGGGCCGCGCCATCACCCTCGCCCGCGCGATCAACGCCGGAGGCCAGCCGTGACGCGTCTCCTCCCTCCGAGGTGGCGGCCCTGGCGCTGCCACTGCGGAGCCCGACACTCGCCCATCGACACCCTCTGCCCGTACACCGGCATCCCCCGGGAGACCCGTTGACCGACCAGCCCGAACCGACCGCCCGCCAGCGCCTCATCCGCACCGGCCTCTCCCACGCCTTCGCCGACCTCGTTCTCAACCAGCACGCCCACCAGCTCGCCGAGGAGCAGCGTTCTGCCGCGCGTGTGGCGGCGGACGCCGAACACCCGAAGCTCGACCGGCGCGCCCCTGTCGGGATCCTCGTCGCTGAAGGCATCTACCAAGGCGCCGACCTCATCGACCCCGAGGCCAAGCCGTGACCGGCCGTCTGTGCGGCCTCCCGCACTACGACTATCCCGAATCCACCTGCACCCAGCCCGCCGGCCACTACCGCCGCGAACGCGACCCGCACGCTGCGCCGCTCATCATCGACGGCCGAGAGTGCGGAGCCGTCGCCTGGGACGAACCGGAGCAACCCGCATGAGCGGCCCGTCGTCCGCGCCGAGGCCGGAGCACACACCCCGGCCCGGCGCCCTCTGGAACACCGAACTCGTCCGCGTCGAGCAGCTCGTCGACGACGACACCCCCGACCCGCAGCCGAACCGCGCCACCCGCCGCGCACTCAAACGCGCAGCACGGAGGAACCGATGACCGACCAGCCCAACACCCATCCCAACGAGCCGTGCCGCCAGACCGCGGGAATGGCCCCGCACCCGCCCCACAAGTTCATGCGCAGCCGGACCGTCTACCAGTGCCCCGGCGACTCGACACCCGCCATACCCGCAGCCGACGCCGCCCAGCTTCAAGCACAGCTCGCCGAAGCGCGCCAGCACGCCGCCGCCATCGCCGCCCAACGCGACCGGCTCCGCCAGCGCATGAACACCCTCGCCGACCGCTGGGACCACGCCCTCCCCGTCGACAAGCCCTACGCCCGCACCCTCCGCGCCGAGATCAGCGTCGACCCGTTCGATCCCGACGGCGCCATGACTGTGCAGGAGTACACCGAGCGCGGCCGCCGGCTGTGGGTGTTCCGCTGCTGGGGCACCGAGGCGTGCGATGGCTGGCTCGGCCTGGGCCATCACACGCAGACGTCGGCACTGTTGGAGCGGGAGCGGCATGTGGCCGAGGCGCACGCCGCGCCTGGCCCGGCAGCGACCCAAGCGGCCGACTCCACGGCCGCGCGAACCGCCCGCATCCGCAGCCTCACGCTGCCCGCATCAGGCCGCCAACTCGACCCACACCTCAGCCGCCGACTGCCCGGGATCCTCCATCTCGGCCACCGCCCCACCAGCCTCGACATGGCGCTCATCGCCGAAGCGGCAGATGTGTCAGTGGACTGGCTGCTGTACGGCGACGCGGCCACGCCCGAGCCCGACCCGGCCGGGCTCCGCGAGCAGCCCGCGCCCACCGTGGACCGGCAGACCGCCGCAGTCCTCGCCGCTCTCCACCGCAGCGCCGAAGCCGACGTCACCCGCGTCATCGACCTGTACGAACGCTGGGTCAAAGCCGGGCCACCGCTCGGCAAGTCCATGACCGGCTACTTCCAGTGGTGGCACGAGCACCTGGCCGAACTGCACGCCGCGATCCTCAACCCGACCAAGGAGCAGCCGTGAAGATCGTCCGCCGTTACGGCATCAGCCCCGCCGACCGCTGCACCGGACAGAGCAGTTGCCCGGCCGTCCTCGCCCTCGACAACGGCGACTACCTCATCATCGGCAAGGCGCCCGGCGTACCGAACATCTCGGCCCGCGAACTCGCCCAGCACGGCGCGGGCATCGGCCCCGGGGAGCAGGCCATCATCCTGCCGGCCGACGTACTGCACGCCGCCGCCCGCGCAATCGCCGAGGAGCAGCAGCGCCCGTCCGTGGCATCCTGAAGCCGTCTGCCGGGACAAGGCCGGGACCAGGTGACTGGACCCTCCCGCCGAGCGGCGCCCCACACCGGGGGATCACGTCGCGCGGGTGAGAGGCCCCCGGAGACCGGGCGCCTGCTCCCCCAGAGCAGGCGCCCGTTGTCGTACCCGCGTCGTACGCTGGGCGTTGCCCCGGTCGACCCCGCTGGCTCGGACCGGGCATGGCGAAGGCCCCGTCGTCCAGGTCGACGGGGCCTCGCTACACGCCGGGGCTACTCGGACGGCGCGTTGACGCCCTTACGCTCCCAGTAGCGGTTGCGCTGCCGCTCTCGGTGGCATGTTCGGCAGTGCCGCTTGTTCTTGCTGTCTACATACGTGTTGGCCTCGTCGAACACGTGACCTTGCGGGCACCGAGTCCAATCGCGGTCCGGGTTGCCCTTGCCGCGAAGCACGTCACAGGCACGGCAGTACCGCGCTCCCGGGCGGGATGCAATGACCCGCGTATTCGCAGCGTCATACGGGTGGCCCTGCGGGCAGTGCGTCTTGGATGCGTTGTGGTCCGTCCCGTGCGCCCGCTTGTCGAGATTGTTCTCGCTACGGGTTCCGTACGCCAGGTTGGCCAGATGTGGGTTCATGCGGTTCCCGTCGAGGTGCCTCACCTCTTGGCCGATTGGGCGTGGACCGAGGAAGGCCGCCGCAACGAGGGCGTGGACGGGGCGCTTCTTGGGCTTGCCGTCGCGCCACAACTCCACCGCCGCATATCCGTGTGTGTTCTTTCGCCAGTTCACGAAGATCGGGCTGCCGTCGTGATTGCGCCGCTTCATGCTTCGCACGCGCCCCTCAGGCGATACGAGGTAGTGACCCTCGAATCCGGGTATGGCCACCCATTGCTCGTCGCCACAGGTCTGGTTCTGTACGCTCAACGGAGCGCCTCTCTCTTGCTTGGGTCGGGTGCTTCTCAGCCCGAGTGGCCTCTCACGCCGCTCGGGCTTCTCTCATTCGGCCTGCTGTTCAGGGTCCTTCTTCGGGCGCTTCGCCCACCGCGAGTACTCCGAAGCGATGTCCTGCAACGTGCTCGGCTTCACGCCCAACTCCTTCGCGATTCCTCGGAAGGTGGCTCCCTCCGGGGCGAGGAGTTCGAGTACGGCCTGACGCCTGATCTCGCGGAGTGCCTTGCTGTGGTCGGGCCACTCCTTGAGCACCCTCGCCACAGCGAGCGCGCGTACCTTCGGGTCCTCGATGTCGGCAAGACCTGCGAGAGCGTCGAACACGCGCTGCACCTCCTCTTCCATGCCCTGTCCCTTCCGTGGGCAGGCCGCGTTGCCAGTGTACGGGGTATCCCGTACAGTCGGTACTGCGCAGCCCACGCTGCTCGCCAATGAAAACGGCCCGGCGGGAAATCTCACCTTCCCGCCGGGCCAGCCATCCACCTGCCGTGTACAGGAAGGACAGCCGTGCAAGAGCGTAACGGCCAACCATCTGGCCAGCCCACCCCCGCGCCTCTCGCGCCACGCCCGAACCAGATCCTCGCCACCCCCGCCACCGTCGAGCAATGCCAAGCCGACTACCAGGCCGCCGAGGACGTACGCCGCGTCATGGACCAACAGGCCACCCAACGCCGCTGACCCCCACACACCGCCGCGCCCCGGCACATCCCCCAGCCGGGGTGCGGCCACACATCCGATGGAGCACCCCATGTGCCGTGACACCCGCACCACCGAACAAATCCAAAACGCCATCACCGCCGAGGCCACCCTCGCCCGCCAGATCGAAGACGACCCCATGTCCACCCCGCAGCAGCGCGACCTCGCCGACAAGCTCCACGAGCAGATGAACGCCGAACTGGAAACGCTCGACTGCCGCCGCTGACCGGTAGCCCTCGGCGCGCGTCCCCACCCGGTACGCGCGCCCTGGAGATCCGGCCAGACCCATCCGCCCCGACCACACCCGGAGACCGCAATGCGAAGCCACCTGCTCCGCAACCTCCTCATCGGCGCCCTCCTCGTCCTCGCCGCCATGCACCCCGAAACCGCCAACACCATCGCGCAACTCGCCGCCGGGATGGTCCTCGCCATCGTCACCGGCATCGCCGAAGCCGCCGCCCACCAGCCCGAGGCCGCGCTCCTCACCGCCGGCGCCTGCTACATCGCCCACCAGATCCGCACCCACCGCCCCCGCACCGCCCGCGCCCGCCACTAACCTCGGAGCCTCGAAATGAACCGCGACGACCTCTACGCCCGCGCCACCGCAGTCATCGACGCCAAGCACGACAAGAGCACCGCCCGCAAACGCGGCGCCCTCGACACCGCCATCCTCGGCACCGTCCCCGTCCTCGCCGTCGCCGTAGCCTTCGCCTCCGGCTGGTCCCTCTACGACCTCGGCCGGCACTTCCACATGCCCGGCTGGGCCGCGTGGGCCGTGTTCGCGCTCATCGACGTCGTGTGGTTCCAGTCCGCGATCGTCGTCATCAAAAACCAGCAGTCACCACACCGGGCGATCGAAGCCCACAAGCGGATGCAAGGTATGTTCGCCGTGTCGGTCGCCGCGAACTTCGCCCACGGCCTGATCCTCTTCGGGGCCACCGTGAACGGGTTCGTTGCGGGCGCGGTGTTCGCGCTGTTCCCGATCGGGTTCAAGGCGGCGTTCTCCAACGCCTTCCCCGACTACGTCAAGCGCGCCCGCAACGCCGGGTACGGGGGCGAACTGGAGAAGGCGTTCCACACCGAGGCGCTGATGTTCATCATGGCGGGCGTGGACCAGGTGAAGGCCGAACTCGGCCAAGCGCCGGACCGGCCGCAGGTCACCGTGGACCGCACACCGGACCGCCCCGAGTCCACGCTGGTTAAGCCTCCTGACCAGGCGGTGAACCAGATCGAGGCCATCCCTGAACCGGCCCCGGTTCAGCCGGTCCAGGCCGCGGTGAACCGGCCGGATCAGCCGGTTCAGATCGACGACCAGGTCAACGAACTCCTTCGTCGTCTCAAGCTCGGCGAGCACATCACCAAGCCGACGGCAGCCAAGATCCTCGGCATCCCCGAGTCCACCGCGTACCGGCGTCTCACTGCCGCCCAGGCGCTCCTGAACCAGTACCGCTGACCGTCCGGCCGCCCCGGCCCCCGCTACACGCGGGGGCTCGCCTGTCTCTGCGGAGCCCCCACCGTGAAGATCGACCGCGTCGACATCATCACCGCCATCACCGTCCCCAGCATCGTCTCCGCAGCAGCCCTGACCGCCGACGGCGTCTACGGCACCACCGCAGCCGCCATCGAGTTCGGCACCGCCCTCGCGGCAGGGAAGCTGTCGTTCGTGTCCTTCGCGAAGAAGTGGCCAGCCTCGCTCGCCTGGGGCAGCCTCGCTCTCGCCGGCGTCTCCACGCAGGCGTGGCTCACCGGCACGGTCGGCGGGTTCGCCGCCCTGTACGGGTACGCCATCAGCGCGGCCGCCGTGTTCGGGGCGATGGTCAAGCACCGGCACGACGCCCGCCACGACCAGGTCAAGCTGGACCACGAGTCGGTGAAGCTGAACACCGCGCTTATCCGGCAGCAGATGGCCCACCATGCCCTGGTTCAGAAGACCGCGCCCGAACCAGTCCAGTCCGGACCGAACCTGACCGGCCGGACCGTGGAAGAAACGCGCCTGCGGACCGTGGTCCATGAACTGTTCACGGCCGAACTGCCGGGCTGCACCGTGGAACGGACCCGCACCGGCTGGACCGCCGTCCTGGACCTGCCGGTGAACCTGGACCGAAACAAGCTCAAGTCCGCCTGGCCCAGGGTCGCCTCGGGGATGGGCGTGGCCGGGGAGTTCATGCTGGAAGACGGGGCGCTCACGAACCAGCTCATCGCCCGGTTCATCGACGGCGACCCCCTCGAAGCCGTGGTCCCGTACCAGCGGTTCACCGCAGGCCGGTTCACCGACCCGATCACGCTCGGCGTGGACCGGTTCCTGAACCCGGTCACCGTTGAACTGGCCTACGCCCACGCCCTCGTCGCTGGTTCATCCAAGTTCGGGAAGTCCACCCTGGTTCGGTCCATCGTCCTCCAGCTCGCGGACCGGCCCGACATCGTGGTCTACGGCGTCGACCTCAAACCGGGTGCGCCGGAGATGACGCCGATGCTGCCGATCCTCCAAGATCTCGCGCAGACCCCGGAGCAGGCGCACGCCTTCCTCGACTGGCTGAAGGCCGAGTTGCAGGAGCGCGGCGAGATCCTCGCCGCCGCTGGTGACCAGGAGTGGGACCCGGTCAAGCACGGTCGGCCTGCACTGTGGGCGGTGTTCGACGAGCTGGGCGAGCTGGTCCGGCAGGCCGACGTGGGTGAGTGGAAGAGGGATCCGGCGTCGAAGAAGCTGGAATCTCTGCTCGCTTTGGCCCGGTTCGCGGGCATTCATCTGATCGCCGCCACCCAGCAGCCGTCCCGGAAAGTCTTCGGCGGGACCACCGACGCCCGCGGCAACTACAGCGTCCGCATCAGCACGCGCATGGCGGACCGCGACCACCGCCGGTTCATCTTCGGCACCACCCCCGGATGGGAACCCGGCGACCTCGACGCGCCCGGAAAGTTCCTCCTCCAGTCCCCGGACCACCAGCAGCCGGCCCCGTACAAGGGCATGTGGCTGACGAAGGACGAGTTCACGGCGGAGGTCGCCCGGATCGGCGCGGATACGGTGAAGGCGCCGGTGGGGAAGCGGCTGGTCCTGCCCGTCAGCGGGGGGACGAATCAGGACAAGGTGAGGGCCGCGCTGGCGAAGTACGGGAACTGCACACGCCGCGAGCTGGAGGCCGCGACCGGGCTCACGGAGAAGCAGGTACTCGATGCGGCCCGTGCGCTCGGCCCGGAAGTGGAGCGCTGCGCCGACACCCAGACGTGGCGGATCCTGCCAGCGAAGGCGTGGGAGGCGCAGGCCATAGCGACGCAGTGAACGTGCAGGTCAGCGGCCAGTTTCAGGGGGTCGGATAGGGGGTCGGCTCGGGGCGTGGTCACGGTCGGGTTGAGGGTCGGCCGCTCGCCCCGGGTTCCGACCCCGAACTCCCGGCCGGCCTGCCACACTGAGTCTGCGCGCCGGGTCACGCCCGGCACCCCCGAGGAGGCCTCGCTGTTCGTCCCCCCGACGGCGAGGCCTTCGCCTGTTTCCGCCCGCACTGTCGGTGCCGGCCGCTACGATCCGGCGCATCATCACGTCCTTGGGGGGACCATGCGCCGTACCGCTACCGTCGTGTTCGCTGTCGTCGCGCTCGCACTCGCGGGCTGCTCCTCGGGCGGTGAGGATGATCCCCCGAAGACCGTCACGGTCACTGCGTCGCCGTCGTTGTCTGAGGCTGAGGCGCGGCAGGCGTGCGTGGACGAGTGGCTGGTGGTGCTTCAGGAGACGCCGGATGATGCGCCGGATGTGGAGGATAAGCCTGCCGTGTGCGAGGGGTTGTCGGGGCAGGCGGCGATGTACGCGGAGGCGCTGATGGCGCGGAATCAGGCGAACCGGGATAAGCATGATGCGTGCACGAGGGACCCCGCATGCACGAGCTGGCCGGCGCCGTAGCCGTACACGAGTTGGCCCCGCTCCGGGAACTGTCCGGGCGCGGGGCCTTCGTCATGCGGCGGGTGCGTCGGTTGGTAGGCGCCAGCAGGCGTCCGTGCACGCATCACCATCGTGCGGATAGCCCTGCTGATCGAGGTCGTCGAATTCCGCCGTCCGCATAGCGGCCAGGCACCACGTGCCCTTTTCTGTGAGCCACGCCCCGCTCTGGCTCGATCCGTGCTCGATCAGCCCGGCTCGGTCCATGGCGCCGAGGACGATGTGGTGGGCGCCGGGAATGTTCCCGGTCAGGGCTTCGGCGGTCTTCCAGCGGGAGTCTTCGTAGAGGGGTGCGAGGCTGAGGAGGTCTCGGATGAGGTCGTAGGCGGCTTCGGGGTTGCCGCATCCGCAGAGGCCGAGGCCGTGGGTGTTGTCGTAGAAGATGACGTAGAGGTGGGAGAGGACGTCGTTGCGGCTCATGGGGTGGTCTCCTCACCCAGGCACGACACGCTGCCGAACCATTCCGAGTAGCGGACCCCGCAGCGCACACACCGCCGCTCCAGCCCAGACCCCGGGCGCTGAAAATCATGCTGCCCGTGAGGCGGGTCGCCCATCTGTTGGCGGCGCCACTCCAGCTCGGCGAGCAGGCTGCGCGTCGTGTCGTAGTCGACGGCGCGCGCCGCGCCTTGCTCGCTGATGGTCTGCAACATGCTGTCGATGCGCTGTTGCTGGCGTTGCTGTTCACGCTTCTCTCGGTGCTCTCGCAGTTGGCGTGAGGCTAGGGCGCGTTGTGAGGGGTGGAACTTGTCGAGCCAGTCGGCCTCTTCACGGGGTGTCATGCCGTCGCTCATGCGTTCTTCTCCTCGCCCGGACGCACCGGGCCTGCGGGCGGGTCGATCAGGTCGGCGGCTTCCCGCGCTCCGTCGGACTCGTGCCGCTCCACGGGTCCCAGGATCTCGGTTTTGTCGGCGTAGGCCCGGATCTTCTCGGCGAGGGCGTGGTCGTAGGCGTTCATGTGCTGCTCGAACTCCTCGCGGCTGATCCGGTCGGGGTCGATGCCGAGGCTGTCCCATAGCTCGTCGCGGGCGCTCATCCGCTGGTCTCCTCGCTGCTCACCGGGCGCTCTCCGTATACCTCGTCGTGCTTCAGCACCTCCATGTCCAGGGCCGTGTGCATGACCGCGAAGCCCTTGTTCTCATCCGATGCCTTCCCGGCCTCCTGGTCGAGCTTCTTCGCCTGCATCTCGCTCGCGCGGGACCGGGCGAGAACAGCGAACTCCGCCGCTTCCTCTGCGGTCACCGAGCGGTCGGCGCGGAGTCGCGGGCGCGATTCCGCAGCCAGCTCCGGCGGCTTGCGGCCGTACCGAAACCCCACGTTGACGATCAGGTAGTTGAGCCGGAGTTCGTCCGCGTCGGGGTACTCCTGCCGGATCTCCTCGACCCACTTCGGCTGCCGGGCTTCCGCGGTCTCCGCCAGCTCCTTGATCCGCGCGTACGGCAGGGCGGCCACCTCCGGGAAGATGCCGGTCAAGTCAGGCGGATCGGGGACGACCTGCGCGACCTCTTGGCGCGGCGCAGTGGCAGCGGCGGGACGGGACTCCTCGGTGGCGGTCGCCTTTGCTCGGCCGACGACGGTGGCCTCCCGCAGGGGCGGCACCCCGGCCTTCTTCGCGATCCGGGCCACGTGCTGCCGGTCGTACTGGACACGGCGGGCGACTTCGGACGGCCCGAGGGTGCGGGCCATGAGGATGTCCACGATCGCGTCGTGGGTCTCCTTCTGGACATCGTCCAGCTTGGCCTCCAATCCCTTGCGTTCGGTGCCGAGCCTGTCGAGTAGGGCCTTCGCGTCGTCTTCCTTCTTGGTGGTCATGTAGCCGATGATGCCACGCCGAGCGGCAATCCCGGTAGACACGGTTAGTCCGTAACCCATGAAAGCAACCTTGTAGGACCACTTGACTACGCAAGCATGAGTTGTAACCATAGGAGACATCAGAACGAACAAGGGGGAAGTCCAGATGAACGCCGCCACCCGCACCCGCCGCAACACCCTCCGAGTAGCCGTCCGCACCACCAAGGCCCTCGGCTACCGCACCCTCTCCGGCCACATCGCCGCAGCCGTCGAAGCCGGTCGGCTGGTACGGACCGGAGACTTCCTGGAGCGGGTCGGCGGCGGCGACCTGAAGGACGGCCAGAAGGCATGGTTCGGCCGGCACGTCGCCAAGGCCTACCGCAAGGCCACCGGCACCGAGCCCGTCCGGGTGTGGACGCAGCACCGCACCACCGGCAAATGGCTCCACGTATTTGCCTACGGGGTCGTCGACGACGCCCTGTACACCGGGCTCTTCAGCTACAAGGGCACGCAGCACCTGCTCGCCGCCAACTTCACGGAGGCGGCCTAGACCAACTTCACGGCGCAGCAGACGACCCAGACCACCCCCACCCAAACCCGCCAAACCCGCCACGCCCTCACCGCCCTCACCCACACCACCCCAGGCCGCCGCCGCATCATCCAGGCCGCCGCCGACAACTACCTCTCCCAGATCGACCGCCGCCGCCTCCCCGTCGGCTACAACCAGCCGATCCTCAACGACCGCGCCAACCGGGCCGACGCCTACCGCATGCGCCAGGGCGACACCTTCGCCCGCATGCTCGGTATCGCCTGCCACCCCGCCGACGAGCACCTGCCCGACACCGCCCGCGCCGTCCTCGCCACGATCGATGCCCCCGTGCGCGAGCTCACCGCAGCGGCCTACGCCAGCGGACAGCCGGTCCTCGTCGCCGTCCTCTGGCTCGCCACCGCACTCGCCGCCTGAGGAGCCCCGCTCGTGCTCACCTACCCGTACACCGAAGGCCAGCCCGTCACCTACCACGGCTCCGTCACCGAACGACACGGACGCACCTACCGGGCCTGGCTCTGCCCCTGCCGCCGCGCCCACGCCATCGACCAACCCCGCTTCAAACTCACCGACCCCGACACCGGCCGCACCGCGGCCTGGCACGTCCGACCCACCTCACTCACCCCCACCTGAACCCGAAGGAGACCCCCATGGACTTCCACACCATCCTCAACCAGGTCACCGCCGAACTCACCCCCCAACCCTGGGACTACACCGACACGTCCGGGACAACGCTCACCGTCATCCCCGCCGGCCTCCCCCACGCCGAGCCCGGCGCCGCCGAGGTGTACCTGCGGGTCACCCGAGACAAGACCCACGCCGCCGAAGCCGCCATCACCACCACCGACCTACCCGCACTCATCACCGCGCTCGCCGAGCCGATCACCGGACACTGGGAGCACCAGCCGCACTGGCCGGACGGCACCGAGAAGGGCCGCATCGGCACGTGGCTGGGTGACCTGTACGGGCTCGCTCTCAACCCGATGCAGGACGGGTTTTCCCTGACCGCGTTGGAGGACGACGGGCACGGCGGCATCACGGCGGCGTCGATCACCCTGCCGGAATCCCAGCGCCTGCCGTTCGCGTCCGCGCTCCGCCGCGCCCTGGACGTCGCCCAAGGCTGGGAGAGCTGACCGTCTGACCCCGCGCATGACGAAGGCCCGCCCCCACCCGGGAGCGGGCCTTCACCGCGTGCACCACCATCCACCAGTTGCACACCCTCGTTACCATCAAACCACGACCAGCAGTAACCGCACGAGAAAGGGCGGGCGCCATGGCCAACCCCAACCAACACGCCCGCAGCGGCAAAGGCCAATACATCCGCACCCCCCAAACCGCCAAGCGCGACGCCCAAGCCGCCGAACTCCGCGCCGAAGGATGGACCTTCGAAGCCATCGCCGCCGAACTCGGCTACGGCGACAAGAGCACCTGCCGCAAAGCCATCCGCCGCGCCCTCCGCGAAATCGTTCAAGGGCCGGCCGAACAGCTCCTCGCCCTGCACATGGAGCGGCTGGAAACCCTCTACGAGGCCGCCCTCGAAGTCCTCGAAGCGGACCACGTCGTCGTCTCCCACGGCAAGATCATCACCGGCGAGGACGGCCAGCCACTCAAGGACAACGGGCCCAAACTCGCCGCCATCCGCGAAGCAAGGGCCAGCCTCGAAAGCTTCCGGAAACTCACCGGCCTCGACGCACCCTCCCGCGTGAGCGTCGACGCCCAGCAGCTCGGCGACGAGATCATCAGCCTCCTCGACCGCGCCGTCGGCAATGACAGCACCGACGGATGACGTCGCGCGGGTCCGTGCCCAAGTCGGCCGGCTCGTACGCGCAGGCGACACCCGCCAACTGAAGGAGCTGCGGGACCAACTACAGGGCGCCGTCGACGAGCGCGAGTTCGCCAGCCGCGCCACCGCGTACGGCACACAGCCCGCCCGCTGGGCGTCGGAGAGACTGGGCGTGCACCTGTGGTCGAAGCAGGTGCAGATCGCCGAGTCGGTACGCGACCACCGGCAGACGGCCGTTCAGAGCTGTCATGGGGTCGGGAAATCGTTTCTGGCTGCGCAGTTGGTGGCGTGGTGGCTGGACATTCATCCGCCGGGTGAGGCGCGGGTGGTGACGACGGCCCCGACCGGGGATCAGGTGAAGGCGATCCTGTGGTCTGAGATCAACGGAGCCTTCACGAAGGCCGAGGCGCGGGGCCGTCCGTTTCTGGGGCGGATCAATGAGACGGACTGGAAGCTGGGGAAGCGACTGATCGCATTCGGCCGCAAACCGTCCGACTACAACCCGCACGCTTTCCAGGGCATCCACGCGAAGTACGTGCTCGTCATCCTCGACGAAGCATGCGGCGTGAACAAGCAGTTCTGGACCGCGGCACGCGCCATCGCCACCGGCGAGCACTGCCGCGTTCTCGCTATCGGCAACCCGGACGACCCGGGCACGGAGTTCGCTCGCGTCTGCGGGAGTGGACGCTGGAACACCATCAAGATCTCCGCATTCGACACCCCCAACTTCACGGGCGAGGAAGTCCCGGACGAGCTGCGGGAGATGCTCGTCAGCCACGCGTACGCGGAGGAGATGCGCCTGGAGTACGGCGAGGAGTCGCCCACCTACATCTCCAAGGTCCGCGGCGATTTCCCGTCGGACGCGGAGGACGGGGTGGTGCGCCTGTCGAAAGTCCGCGCCTGCTGCCGGCCGCGCGACATCCCGTGGCCGCCGGACCAGCTCACGCCGGTGGAGCTCGGGATCGATATGGGCGCCGGCGGTGACGAGACGGTGATCCGCGAGCGGCGTGGTGTGGTGGTGGGCCGGGAGTGGCGGTTCCGTGAGCGGGACCCGGTGAGGTCTGTGGCCCGGATCGTGGAGGCGATCAACCAGTCTCAGGCCGCGATCGTGAAGGTGGATGCGATCGGGATTGGGTGGGGCGTGGTCGGTTCGCTGCGGGAGAAGCGGTCGCAGGGCTTGCATCGGGCGCAGGTGGTGGGGGTGAACGTGTCGGAGGCGTCGTCGAATCCGGCCCGGTTCAAGAATCTGCGGTCGCAGTTGTGGTGGGAGGTGGGCCGGCAGTTGTCGGAGGATCTGGCGTGGGACATGTCGGGGCTGGAGGAGAAGGATCGGGAGCGGTTGGTGTCGCAGTTGACGGCGCCGAAGTACACGACGGACAGCGCGGGGCGGACGGTGGTGGAGCCGAAGGATGAGACGAAGAAGCGGATCGGCCGTAGCCCCGATAACGCGGATGCCCTACTTTTGGCATATTTTTCCGTTGGTCGGGCGCGGGTGAGGTGGATGTGATGACGAGATGGCCACGGTCCCGAGCCAACAGGGACAATGCTGACAGCCCCACCACTAGGAGGTAAGCGATGGCCAGCCTCATCGCCAAACTGAACGCGGCCCGCACCGCGGTCCTCACCGTCGCCGGGTTCTCCAGCCTCACCGCGTCCGCCTGGACTGTGTGGGGCACCGGGGCCGGGCTCGCCGGCGCGGGTGCGTCGCTGCTGCTGCTGGAGTTTCTGTCCGGCGAGGAGGCCAAGCGATGAGGTCACCACTAGGTTCGCTGCTGCGCAATAAGACGCCGGTGCCGTTTGTGTCCGCTGCCCGGGCCCTGTCGCTGCCGTGGGTGCAGCCGATGGGGCAGGAGGCGCAGATGCGCGCCATGGGCTCTGTCGGGACGCTGTTCTCCATCGTCAACCGCACGTCGAATGCGACGGCGCAGGTGAACTGGAGGCTCTACCGCAAGGCCGCGTCGGGGTTGAAGGAGGACCGTGTCGAGGTCACCCGGCATGCGGCGCTCGACGTGTGGAACCATCCGAACCCGTTCATGACCCGTCAGGAACTGGTCGAGGTCGGGCAGCAGCACATCGACCTGACGGGCGAGGGCTGGCTGACGGTCGCCTACAATCCGCGGTCCCCGATGCCGATGGAGCTTTGGCCGGTACGCCCGGACCGTATGGCGCCGGTGCCGCACCCGACGGATTTCATCGGCAGGTACGAGTACACGGGCCCGTCGGGCGAGAAGATCCCCCTCAAGCTCAACGAGGTCATCTTCATGCGCACCCCCAACCCGCTGGACCCGTACCGGGGCATGGGCGCGGTGCAGACGATCCTGATCAGCCTCGACTCGGCGCAGGCCGCCGAGGAGTGGAACCGTAACTTCTTCCGCAACAGCGCGGAGCCCGGCGGGATCATCGAAGTCCCCAACGGCCTGCAGGACGACGAGTTTGATGAGATGACGGCCCGCTGGCAGGAGCAGCATCAGGGCGTGTCCAACGCGCACCGCATCGCCGTGCTGGAGCACGGCGCGAAGTGGGTTGAGCGCAGCTTCACGATGCGCGACATGCAGTTCGTGGAGCTGGGTAAAGCCAGCGACGAAAAGATCATGCGGGCGTTCGGTGTCCCCGCGTTCGTCCTCGGCGAGGTCGGCGACGTCAACCGCGCCACCGCCGAAGCGAGCAAGGTTCTCTTCGCCGAGCTGCTGACCGTACCGCGCCTGGAACGCTGGAAGCAGGCACTCAACGGTGACCTGCTGCCCCTCTACGGCCAGGCCACCGCAGACAGCCTGGAGTTCGACTACGACGACCCAGTCCCCCCGGACGCCGCGGCCCGCAACGCTGAACTCATAGCGAAGACCACGGCGTACAAGACACTCATCGAAGCCGGCGCTGATCCGCGAATGGCGGCGGAGTATCTGGGGTTGCCGGATCTGGGCTCCCTGCCACCCGCGCCAGCCGCGCCTGTTGTGCCTGCTGCGGTGTCTCGTCTGGACATTCACCACCACGCGCCGCAGGTGACCGCACGCACTGCCACCCGCCGGCCGCTGGCACTCCCCCCTGCCGTCGCCGCGGCCGGAGACGAGGAAGCGGACGCGGAGGAAGTCCGCGAGCCCCTCGAAGACGCACTCGAAGTACTCCTGGAGCGGTGGGAGGACATCGCCGACGCCCAATACGAGGAACTCGCCGCCCAGATCAAGAAGGCCGTCGACAAGAAAGACCCGGCCGCGCTGGCCGACCTGACGGTCAGCACCGAGGACGCGGCGGATGTGCTGCGCGCCGCGCTGGCGCAGATGGCCGAGGTGGGCGCCAAGCAGGTGGTGGCGGAGGCCGCCGAGCAGGGCGTGAAGGTGCGTAAGCCGCAGTTGTCGAAGAGGCTGCGGAACGCGTTCGGGTCGGAGCTGGTGGAGATAGCGCAGGCCACTGCGACACTGCTGGGTTCGGATGCTGCGGGGTCGGCGGGGCGTGAGGCGATGCGGTTGATGGTGCCGGGCGCGGACGGTGAGGGTGTCGCGGGGCGGGTTGTCGGATTTTTGAAGGGGTTGAAGAACTGGTTCCGCCGGGATCAGTTGGGTGGGGCGTTGCATCGGGCGCAGAACGCGGGTCGTGTGGCGACGCTGGAGGCCGCACCGAAGGCCGTGTATGTCTCTGACGAGAGGCGAGATCGTAATACCTGCTCGCCGTGCCGTGAGATTGACGGCACAGAGTTCGAGGACCTGGCCGCGGCGAACGCGGCATATGCGACGGGCGGCTATCAGCTGTGTGAGGGCGGTGTGCGCTGCCGGGGCACGGTTGTGGCCCGTTGGGAGTAGAACGGCCGCCCGGGGTGGGGGCTGCCCGGGCGGTCTGCTAGGTCGGGCGGGTCAGTTGGTGGTCATGTCGAGGTCGTTGAGGGTCCAGTTGCCGTCGCCCTTTGTGCTGATGGTGCACACGTAGTCGTTGCGGACCTTCGCGCCGAATCCGTTCTGGCTGTCCACGTAGGCGTTGACCTTGTATTTCCAGGGCTTGCTGTCGCTGACGGTGGTGGTGTCGGTGTTGCTGGGGAAGTCGGCGCTGCTGGGGGACTTGAGGCGCTTCTTGACGAACTCTTGGCACATGGCGGCTGCCATTTGGTCGCTGGTGTCGGGTTCAGGGTCGCCGCAGGCGGTGGCGGTGAGCAGCAGGACGGCGGACACTGCTGCTGTGGCGGTGGTGGTGTGGGTTCGCATGTTGTGCAGGGTGTCGGTGCCGGTGGTGGTTACCGGCGTGTAAGGCGCGACTGTTACACGCCTACGACCCTGCTGTTACGTCCTGCCACGACCACGCGCTCACAGCGTGATCTCCGGGAGTCGCACCAGCATGTACCGGCCGTCCGGCGTCTGCCCGTCACGCACGTACGTGCCGAACGCCCGGCAGTAGATCAGCGCCTTCCCGGCAGGTACTTCCTCGGAGGCGCACACCTCGTAGCCGAGGACCCGGCCGCCGATGAGTACGGTGGCTCCGTGGTCGCTGGGGTTGAGCCAGAGTTCGTCGTCGGACCGCATGGGTGGCCAGTGCTTCCGCGTCCAGATGATGACGTCGTAGATGGCTTGGCCGAGCGGGCCTTCCATGACTTCGGCGGCCCGGTGTTGGCGGATCTGCTCGGGCGTCATCCACTCGCCGCTCACGTCGTCTCCTCGGTCAAGCCCATGTCCTGCTTCGCGATGTGCTGCGCCCGCTGCTCCGAGTACACCTTCCGCACCCGCTCAACATCCCAGCCCTCGACCGTGAGCGCGGTCCGGGGAGGGCTGCCGACATCACCGCGCAGCCAGGCGTACTCGAAACGGCCAGGCTGACCATCGAAGTCCTTCTCGACACACGACTCATAAGGCTCCATCTGCGGCACCCAGAAAATCTTGTGCCACGGGCGCGTCTTCACTGGACCATCGCGAACCTCCAGCGCTAGAACATCGGCCCCGATGGAGTAGGCGTGCGCGTCTTCGGCTCGGGTGAAGGCGTAGCGGGGTTCGTGGTCTGCCTCGGCGTCTTGGCCCGGCAGGGGCACGTAGACGATGCGCGGTTCGGGTTGGCCCAGCGACACCACCCGTGGCGGGACGCCGTCCGTACCCTGGTCTTCCTTGTGTGACCACACCGTGATGTGCGTGAAGCCGAGCCCCCTCAGGTGATCCTCCAGCTCTTCAGGGCGCCCGTAGTTCCAGCCGATCCACAGGGCCGCGCTGGATGCGTACTTGTTGCCGCCCTGGATCAGGTTGATGTCGATGTCTTCGCGTTCGAGGGAGAGCACCGGGATCGGGTTGTCGGGGTGGAGCCCGATGAACGCGTGGACGGCTACGGCGACCTTGGGCGCGATCTCCTCGGCGGAGGCGTCGAAGGTGTCGCCGATGATGATGAACAGGTCGGTCACATAGCTCATGTCATCACCACCGCGTCCGGTGCGAGCTGCAGCCCCGTCCGGTGCAGGAACTCGTCCAGCCCGATGTCGATCGCGGGCGGCTCATCATCGTCTTCGAACCGGGCCACGGCCCCGTCTGGCGGCACCGTCCATCCGTTGGGGCCGGGCGCGTCGTAGGCGTCGACTGTGCCGATGCCGTGCCGGTAGCGGAGGTACAGGTATTGGCCGTCGAGGTGTCGGGCGGCGAGGATGACCATCTCGCTGGGCGGGTCGATGGTGATGCGTTTGCGGGTGTCGCTCACGCCGTCTCCTCTTCCGGGTCGAGCGCTCCACGGACCTTGTTCAGCAAGTCCGCATACGCCACCGCATGATCAGTCTTCGGGTCCGCGTCGCCGATCTCCCACCGGTACACGGTCGTTGCCGTCACGCCCAGGACCTGCGCGAACTCCCGCAACGTGATGCGGGCTTCACGACGGATACGCGCCCGCTCAGCGGGTGGCGGAAGCTTCGCGGCACGAATGCGCCGCGCCAACTGCTCTGCCGGTGTAGCACCTTCATCGAGTGTCGTGTATGGCTCCATACAGAGGCACGTTACGCGAATGTGGCACAACATGCATTCCTGGGTGTACTAGCCAAGTAAAAATGCGCAACACAAAAGGGACGCCAGCGTTAGAGAAATGGCAAACCGGCGTTATCGCAGGTCAGAGGCGGCGCAAGCCGCAACGCATAGTGCACAATGACCCTGCCTGGACAATGCGAAAACCCGCACCGGGGAGGGCGAAACCCAATGAGCCACACGCGGCAAAGCTGGAATACCGCCGCCCCCGAAACCATCGCCGAACGCGGACGAGCCATGCGACCCACACTCCCAACACCCGACGGCGAACAGACCTGGTACCGCATCCGCAACGCCCTCGACGAAGGCGGCACCCCCTACGCATCCATCTCCATCTACGGAGACATCGGCTCATGGGGAATCACCGCCGCATCCTTCATGGAAGAACTGAAGACCGTCGACGCGCCGGAACTCCGGCTCAGCGTCAACAGCCCTGGGGGAGACGCCTTCGACGGGCTGGCGATCCACAACGCGCTCCGCTCACACCGCGCCCGCGTCATCGTGCAGGTCGACTCCCTCGCAGCCTCGATCGCTTCCGTGATCGCGATGGCTGGGGACCGCGTGATCATGAGCCCGCATTCGCAACTGATGATTCACGATGCCGCGACGGTTGCTCAGGGCAATCCGGAAGAGCTGCGGGAGATGGCGGACTTCCTCGACCGCCAAAGCGACAACATCGCCGCCGTATACCAAGAGCGCGCGGGCGGAACCGTCAAGCAGTGGCGGGCGCGGATGGTCCAGGAAACCTGGTACTTCGCCGACGAGGCGGTTGAGGCCGGGCTCGCGGACGAGGTCGCCAAGCCCGAGCGGCAGATGGAAGAGATGCCCGACGACCGGGCGGTCGCCGCATCGTGGGACCTGAGCGTGTACAACTACGCGCACACCAGCCGCGAGCTAGCACCCGCACCGGACGTCACCCCAACACCCGCACCCGCCGCCCCCGCTGCTCCCACGCCCACGCCGGTGGCTGCTGCGCCGGCCCCGGTGTTCGACCCCGACGCGTTCCGCGCCGCCACCCTCGCATCCCTCGACCCGATGCCCGGCTACCAGCCCGACCAGCTCCGCGACCTCATGGCAGGCGTAGCCGGAGACGCACCCGCCGCACCCGCCGCCGAGCGTCCGGCCGCCGCATACGAGCCGCAGCCCGCTGCCGGACAGGCGCCCGCCCCGGCACCGCAAGACGTCGCGGTCGGCTACTTCCGGTCCCTGTTCACCGCCGCCGCGAACGACGCACCCACCGCACCCACCACCGCACCGGCCCCGGCCGCACCAGGCCCGCAAACGGTGTACGTGCCCACACCACCGCCGCCCGCCTCGCAGGTCGTCGGCGACTACCTGCGCGCCGTCATCACCGACGTCGCCAACCACGCACCCGCACCACCCGGGAGCCCCGAGCCCGAACCGGCCGCGCCCGAGCCGGTACCCGCGATCGACCAGACCACCGTACGACGTGCCCTTTGGGAGGCAGAGCTCTAATGAATGCGACCATCACCCGGGGGCGCGAGGCTGTCGTGTCCGGCATGCGCCACCGCATGATCCTGCGCGCCGGATTCGACCCGGCCACCATCGGCAAGCCCTACAACCGGGTCACAAACCCTGCCACCCCGGCGGCTGGTGCTGTGGACCCGGAGCGTATGACCATCCCCACCACGCAGGCCGCGCTGGAGGAGATGCTCGGCGACTCGACGAAGATGCAGAAGGTGTTCGCCGACAAGAACGGCGCGTTCGGCGAGTTCATCACCAACTACGCCCGCTCCGTCCACGACCGCGACCTCAGCATTGCGACGCAGGTCAAGGAGCAGACCGAGGCGGTCCTCGCGAACTGGCTGCGGGAGAACCAGCCCGAGGGCGTGGACCGCCTCGACTTCACCCCGCGCGCGGTCGCCGCGACGGGGAACGCCCGTAACCATCTGCACAACCCGCGGGCGATGGGCGCCGTCCTGGACCGCGAGTTCACCGGGTCCGCCGACTACTTCCGCACGATCTGGCACAACACGAACCGCACGGCGGACATGCAGGCGAAGCTGACCCGCATCCGCAACGCCTTCTCCAGCACGGTGCCTTCCGAGGGCGGGTTCCTGATCCCGGAGGTGCTGCGCTCGGAGATGCTGTCGGTGGCGCTGGAGATGTCCGTGGTCCGGCAGCGGGCCCGCGTCATTCCGATGGAGACGTTGCGGGTGCCGTTCCCCGCGATCGACGCCACCTCCAACGTGTCGTCCGTGTACGGCGGTGTGGTCGGCTTCTGGACCGAGGAGGGTGCGGCGCTCACCGCGTCGCAGGCGGCGTTCTCCCGCATCGTCCTCGACGCGAAGAAGCTGACCGCGTACACGGAGGTCCCCAACGAGCTGATCTCCGACAGCGCCATCTCGTTCCAGGCGTTCCTCGACCAGATCTTCCCCGAGGCCCTGAACTTCTACGAGGACATCGCGTTCCTGAAGGGGACTGGTGTCGGTGAGCCGCTGGGTGCCCTGTCTTCGGGCAACGGGGCGATCGTCGAGGTGGCCAAGGAGACCGATCAGCCGGCCGACAGCATCGTGTGGGAGAACATCGTCAAGATGTACTCCCGCATGCTGCCCGGGTCGCTGGACCGGGCGGTGTGGGTCGTGTCCCCGGACGTGTTCCCCGAGCTGGCCACGATGGCCCTGTCGGTGGGTACTGGCGGTTCGGCGATCTGGTTGAACAACGGTGTGGCTGGGCCGCCGATGACGATCCTCGGTCGGCCGGTCATCGTCTCGGAGAAGGCCCCCGGCGTCCTCGGCGACGTCGGCGACATCAGCTTCGTCGACTTCGGGTTCTACCTGATCGGCGACCGGCAGGTCATGTCCGCCATGTCGTCGCCGCACTTCAAGTTCCAGAACGACCAGACCGCGTACAGGATCATCCAGCGCGTCGACGGCCGCCCGTGGCTGCAGAGCAGCATCACGCCGCAGAACAACTCGCCGGCCTTGAGCCCGTTCGTGCAGCTCGCCGAGCGCGACACCTGACCCGACATCCAGCTCTGCCAGGGCAGTAACGCCCCCTGGCGGAGCCACAACAGGGTGGCACTAACACCCCACCCCGAAGGAGGAATGAACATGGAATGGCTCGGACGAGGCGGCAACGTCGTAGCCCTCGCAGACAACATCTGGCTCCCCATGAAGGACTGCTCCGGCATCACCTTCATCTGCTACGAGGATGGCGGCGCCACAGACATCACCATCCAGGAGGCCACGGACGGCTCCGGTTCCGGCAACGTCGACCTGGACGTGGTGGATCGGTACTACACGTCCAACGGTGTCGGCGGCGCGTGGTCGCTCCAGACTCAGCCGGCCGACGCCCTGGTCGAGCCGACCGACGTGGCGGCGCAGGACGCGGCCGCGATCTATGTGGGCGCGGACCAGATGTCGGACGGTTTCACCCACATCAGGTGCGACTCGGACTCGGCTGACACGCCGCCGGTTGTGATGGCGATCCTGCACGACCTTGTGGTGCAGCGCGCGCCCGAGAACCTCGCGGCTCTGGTCTGAGGAGGACACGAGATGACTGTCATTCTCAAGCCCGACCAGTTCAACCCGGTTTCGCGGGAGTTGACGACCGGTATCCGCGTGAACCGTGCTGCGGACACGCTGCCGCAGTCCACCGACGAGGCGATCTTCACCATCACTGGTGGGCGGGTCCTCGTGGTGGGGCTGATCGGGGAGGTCACCGACACCATCGGTGCGGGCACGGATCCGGACCTGACCATCAAGTTCAACCCGACAGAGACCGGCGCGGACACCGAACTCGCAGCCGATCTCGATATCGGCGATGACGCCATCGGCACGCTGTACTCGCTCACCGGCGACTTCTCCGATGCGGTGACTGAAGGGCTTCTGGTTCTGGGGTCCCCGGCCATGGTGCAGACCCCGTTCGTCCTGTCCGAGGGCGACATCGAAATCGAGATGAACGAGTCCGTCGCGGGTTCGGTGTCGTGGTCGATCATGTACGTGCCGTGGGACACCGGTGCGGAAGTGGCGGCTGCCTGATGACTGTGTACCGGCGTGGGACTGAGGGCCGTCTGAACGACATCATGACGGTCCTCGGTACCACCAAGGCGCACCTGTGGCCGTTCTGGGAGGCCGAGGGCTCGCTGATCTCCGGGATCAGCGTCGGCGATCTGACGTCGTCGGACGAGGCGGCCGCACGGACCTTGCAGAGTGAGTTCGCGCCCATCGCGCTGCCGTCCGGGCTGCACTCGTACCACTTCAACCCGGCCGGGAATCAGCACCTGGCCGGAGTGGACAACGGCGATTACACCTTCGGCAACAGCACGACGGACTCCCCGTTTTCGGTGGGTGCGTGGATCCGGCCGAACGCCATCGCCACCAAAGTGATCATGGGGAAGTACGACTCCGCGGGAAACCTGGAGGAGTGGCGGTTCTTCATCAACTCCAGTGGCCTGCTGTCGCTGGAGCTGCATGACGCGTCGGCGTCCGCCACGGAGATCGCCGTCTCCGATGCGGCGCTGACGCGTGGGCAGTGGGTGATGGTCACCGCCACCTACGACGGTGACGAGGAGGGACCGGTCGTTGAGCTGTACGTCAACGGCGCCTCGGTCAATGACGGTTCGACGACTGAGTCCGGCTCGTACGTAGCCATGCAGAACACCGCCGCGCCGTTGACGGTCGGCTGCTCCGGGGTGACCGCCACACCCGTGGCTGAGTTCCATGGCCGGATCGCGCTCCCCTTCATCACCGGCAAGGAACTGTCGGCCGCCGAGGTCACCACTCTGCACAAGTACACGGCTCCGATGGTGGGGGTGGCCTGATGCCCAAAACGACACGCGCCCGCGGCGGCACCATCAACGGCGTACCCCAGAACCAGGCCCCCGAGCCGCTGCTCCTGGGCGAGCGGCTCATCGTCCGCGATGGCCGCATCGAGTTCCTCAACTCATCGGGCGTCGTGGACGCGACCCTGTCCCGGGACGCGGCGGGAGTGGTGCGCCTGACTGGGGCGTGGACGCTGGAGGGTGCCACCTCGGGCACGGATGTCATCACCTCCCGGGTGACGGGGGACGACGTCGCCCAGTTCGTCGTCAACGCGAACGGGCAACTGGAGTGGGGGCCCGGGTCGGGTGCAGTCGACGTCAACCTCGCCCGCGACGGCTCGTCTCGCCTGCACACGGTGAACACGTTCGTCACCGAAGGCGATCTGCACTGCGATGTGGCCGGCGGCGGTCTGAACCTGAAGGAGGGCGACAACGCCCGCTCGGGTGTGGCGACGCTGTCGTCTGGTGCGGCGACCGTGGCGACGACGGAGGTCACAGCGTCCAGCCGGATTCAGTTGACGGTGCAGTCGCTGGGGACGGTGTCGGATCCGCAGGCGGTCGGAGTGACGGCCCGGAACGCGGCCCAAGACTTCACGATCACGTCTGCTGATGGCACGGACACGAGTGTCGTGGCCTGGATGATCGTGGAGCCTTCCTGATGGCGCTGTGGGTGTGTGCGGGTGAGGGCGGTTGCGGAACGAAGTACGCGGTCGGTTTGTTCCGGTGTCCGCGCTGTCACAACACACAGTTTTTCGAGGATGGAGATCCCATGGCGAAGATCACTCGCCACGGCGGGGCCAGCGATAAGACGCTGCCCGCAACCGAGAGCGCCGCTGCCGCCGAGACCGATCCCACGCCCGCAGCGGCAGCGGACCAACCCGAGGCGCGTGTGGCCGTCGACGCCCCGGCGCCCGAGCCTGAGGACGCCGAGCCGCCCGACGTCACGGACGACCTGACAGGCCCGCCCGTACCGGTAATGGAGGGAGGCGAACCGTCATCGCCTGGGAACAGCTCATCTCCATCTACCGAGAAGCCGCCGACGACCTCCGAGCAGAGCAGCAAGCCGACCCCCAAGCGTGCCCGCGGGACGGGGAGCCGCTCAAGTCGAAGCCGCACGGAGACGGACTCTTCTGCCCCTTCGACGGCTACCGATGGCCAGAAGACGGACGGTTCTGACGATGCCCGTTCGTAGAGGCGCGGAGTCGAACCTCCACAAGCACGGCCTGACCAAGCTGCCCGACGGTCGTCGGCGCCCGGAGTACAAGATCTGGGAGTCGATGATCCGGCGGTGCGAGAACCCGAACAGTCACGCCTACGCGGACTACGGCGGCCGGGGGATCAAGGTCTGTGAGCGGTGGCGGAAGAGCTTCGCCGACTTCTACGCCGACATCGGCAACCGCCCCGAGGGCATGACCCTCGATCGCGTCGACAACGACGGCAACTACGAGCCAGGCAACTGGCGTTGGGCCACCCGCACCGAGCAGAACCGCAACCGCCGCCAGCCAGCCCACGACAGCCAAACGGGCCAGTTCATCCCGAGCGGCGCCCGCTGAGCACGCCACAACCACCTGGAGAGGAGGAGCAGTGCAGCGCGACGGCATGACCTACGCCAACGTCGAGGACATCAAGAACGCCCTCGACGTGCTGGAGACCGCCCGCGCCGAAGCGCAGATCTACCGTGCACTGCACTCCGCCAGCGACTCGGTCGAGGGCCTGTGCCACCGCCGCTTCTACCCCGAGATCGCCACCCGCTTCTTCGACTGGCCCAACCGGCAGTACGCCCGCCCGTGGCGGCTGTGGCTCGACACCAACACCCTCATCTCCGTCACCACCCTGTCATCCGGCGGCACCACCATCGACGCAGCAGACTTCTTCCTGCGCCGCTCCGACCGACGCGATGAACCGCCCTTCACCCATGTGGAGATCGACCTCGACTCCAACGCGGCCTTCGGCGGCGGAGACACCCACCAACGCGACATCAGCATCACCGGACTCTTCGGCTACTGGGACGAAGACGAGACCGCTGGTGCACTCGCCGAGGAACTCGACGCGTCGGAGACCGGTGTGGATGTGACGGACGGCTCCCTGATCGGGGTGGGGGATCTGATCCGCGTCGATGATGAGCGGATGGCCGTGACAGGGCGGGCGTTCCTCGACTCCGGCGAGGACCTGACCGACGCGGTGTCCTCAGCCTCGACGACGACGATCCCCGTCGACGACGGCACCACGTTCAACGAGGGGGAGACGATCCTCATCGGCGGGGAGCGGATGCTCATCGTCGACATCGCCGCCAACGACCTTGTGGTGAAGCGGGCCTGGGACGGCACCACCCTGGAATCCCACCTGGACAACGCGAACGTGTTCGTATCGCGGCGGCTCACCGTCGTACGCGGCGCGCTGGGCACCACCGCCGCCGCGCACCTGACTGCCGCCCCGGTCACCCGGCACCACGTACCGCCCCTCGTCCACGACCTGACGATCGCCGAAGCCATGGCCCGCCTCGTACAGGAACGCACCGCCTACGCCCGCACGATCGGCGCGGGCGAGGGCGAGCGGGAAGTCCGCGGCGTCGGTCTGGCTGACCTGCGCGAGCAGGCCCGCACCGAGTACGGCCGCAAGGCCAGGAAGAGAGCGATCTGATGGCGCGCGGTAAGCGGCTGAACGTGAAAGGCGCGGTGGGCAAGCTGCGCCGCGGTATCGACGACAAGCTGGTACGCGGCGAACGGGCCCTGAACAAGGGCGCGGACGGTCTGGTGAAAGACATCAAAGCCAAGACCCCGGTGGACACGGGCGCGCTGCGGGACTCGGTGCGTAAGGAGCCTGCGGGGGACAAGGTCCGCGTGGTGGCCGGCGGCGTGGATGACCCGCGGGTGGGCCGGGTCGACTACGGCGAGTTCGTCGGCATGGAGGAGATCATCGATCAGGTTCTGGCCAGGTCCAGGCGGCGGCTGGTGCGGCAGGTTGAGACCGAGGTCAGGAAGTAGGCGTCATGGTCACGGTCGATCCGTCGCAGGCGGTGCAGAAGGGTTTGTGGGAGCTGCTGCGCTCCGATCCTGAGGTCATGCAGACGGTGCGGGATGTTCTGGATGAGGTGCCGGATCTGAATGCCCGCCAGTATCCGTTTGTGGTGGTGCCGGAGACGTCGTCGACGCCGGACGGCACGCACGATGATCCGGGCCGGGTGGTGCGCGCCCGGATTCACACCTACGCGCAAGGCGATGTGCGGGCACGCAATGGCCGCCCGGAGAACACGATCGGCGCGCGTCTGGTGGCCCTGCTCGATCACGGGCACAAGGCGCTGGATACGCATGTGGCCGACCACACGGTGTGGATGGTGCGGCACGCCGAATCCCGGAAGGTCCCTGACCAGGACCGCAGCGTCCGCCATCGGGTGGACATCGTCGATATCTGGACCTCACAGAAGTAAGGAGACTGGCATGGCGGCCCTCGACACGATCACTATCGCGACCGTAGACGGACAGCCCGACCTGGACGGCGACTTGGATGCGGCGGCTTCCGGTGGTGACACGGCTGAGGTGGGGCCGGGGCATTTCCTCCTCGTCCTCAACAGTCACGTCTCCGAGACGCGGACCGTCACCATCGATACGCCGGGCACCGTCGACGGGCACGCCATCGCGCAGGCAACGCTGGTCGTCACCACGGAAAATTACGGGATCATCCCGCTGACCACTTTGTTCCGGGGTACGACCGGCCGGGCCTCGATCACCTACAGCGACTCTGCGGCGGACATCACCGTCGCCGTCTACAAGCTGGGGAAGTAGGTAGCCGTGGCAGGCAAGGACGCTTTCGGCAGCGAGTTCAAGCGGGACAGTGACGGCGCCGGCACGTTCACGACGATCGCCAACGTGTCCGACCTCTCCGGGCCGGAGCGGGAGCGGGAGGCCATCGAGGTCACCGCCCACGACTCCCCGGATCAGTACCGCGAGTTCGTCAAGGGCTTGAAGGACGGCGGCGAGGTCACCGTCACGTTGAACTACGACCCGGCCAACAACTCGCACAGCGCGCTCGACGCCGACTTCGAGGAAGACGAACTGCGGGACTACCAGGTGGTGATCCTCCCCGGTGACGACGATGAGTACACGTGGGAGTTCTCCGCGATGATCACCAGCCTCGGTGACAGCTTTCCTGTGGATGACCGCATGGAGCGCGACGTCACCGTCAAAATTTCCGGGAAGCCGACGCTGACTGCTACCGGCTGACAGAAAGACAGGCACCATGGCGCTGCTGGGCAGGTCACAGATTGATGCGGCGGTCGACCGCAAGTGGGAAGACGTCCCTGTCCCCGAGTGGGGTGGGGACGTGCGCCTCATAGAGTTGTCGGCCGCCGACCGCGGCTACCTCGACGCGGGGTCGGTGGTCGCCAAGGGCGAAGGTGTTACCGCACGGGTGGACGCCATCAAGTCCTACCGGGACAAGCTCGTGGCGTTCGCCCTGGTAGACGAGAACTTTCAGCGCCTGTACTCCAACAAGGACATCGCCAAGCTGGGCGAGAAATCCGGTGCAGTGATCGAGCGGCTGGCGACGCGGGTGCGGGAGATGTCCGGGATGGACAAAGAGGCTGTACGGGCCGCTGAGGGAAACTCCGCAGCCGCCCAGAGCGGCTCTTCCGATTCCGACTAGCCGAGCATCTCGGCATGACTGTCGCCGACCTGGATTCACGGCTCGGGGGCGCTTCGGAGCTGACCGAGTGGATCGCTTTCGAGAAGATGACCGGCCCGCTCGGAAGGCGCCGTTCGGATATTCAGGCGGCGACGATCGCGGCGACGATCGCCAACGCCAACCGAGGGAAAAAGGGCAAGAAGCTCAAGATCCGGGACTTCCTGATCCCGTACGGCGAGAAGGACCGGCCGAAGACCGGCCGGGAGATGCTCGATCTGGTCAGAGGGATCAACGCGGGGCTGGGAGGTGTAGAGCGTGGCAGATCTGACGATTGATCTCGGTGTCAATGCGGGCAACAGTGAGAGCGTCCTCGGGTCTGTCGCCGGCAGTCTCGGGGACTTGTCGAGCAGTGCGCTGGATGCGACGTCCAGCCTCGGCGATGTCGGTGTGTCCGCTGATGAAATGTCCAGCTTCCTCGACGTTGGGGAGCGGCGGGCGGACGATCTGGCCAGGGCCCAGAACGCGGTGGAGCAGGCCTCTTTGGATATGGAGCAGGCGTCGCTGGATGCGGCGCAGGCGCAGCTTGATGTGAACCAGGCGCAGCGTGATGGTGCTCAGTCCGCGATCGATGTGGAGCAGGCGCTCCTCGATCAGGAGCAGGCGCAGGCCGACTACAACGACGCGGTCAAGGAATCCGGTAAGGGCTCGATCGAGGCCCGCCAGGCAGCCTTGGATTTGAAACAGGCTGATGAGGATCTGAAGCAGGCGAAGGAGGATTCCAAGCAGGCCACGGAGGATCTGAACCAGGCGCAGCTTGATGGTAAGCAGGCGACGCTGGACAGTTCAGAGGCGCAGCTCGACCTGAATGAGGCGCAGCGCGGTGTGGTGGGGCCCGCGATTATGAATTCGTGGATCGGCACCGTATCAACACTTGTATCCACCGTCTTCGGCCTCGTGGGAGCGTTCGCTTTCCTGGGGACCGGGATGCTCACGACTGCCGCCACGGCCGTCGCCACCGCAGCCACGACTGCATTCTCATGGATTGCCGGATGGGTGTCCATGGGCATCGCGGCTCTGGCAGGAGCCGCTCAAATGGCTCTGGCATGGATCATTGCTTCCGGCGGAACAATCCTCATCATCGCTGCGATCATCGCGCTGGTCGCCCTCGTGATTGCCAACTGGGACACGATCAAGGAATGGACGGTCAAGATCTGGAATGTTGTGTGGGGGTTCCTCGTGGACCTCTGGAGCAAGATCGTTTCAGTGGTGAAGACAGGCATCGGCTTCGTCAAAGACATCTTCTTCCGCTTCGCTCCGCTCGGGATCATCATCAGCAACTGGGGGTCGATCACCGGGTGGGTCAAGCGCCAGTGGAACAGGATCAGCAGCCTGGTATCCGGCGCGGTCGACCGGATCGGCGGGTTCTTCTCCGGCATGTGGAACGGCGTCACATCCGGTTTGAAATCGGCGCTGAATGGCGCGATCGGCCTGATCAACCGTGGAATCAGCGGTATCAACGTGCTGATCCGCGGCGCCAACAAGGTGCCCGGGGTGAGCATCCCTCAGATCCCGTTCATTCCGTTCCTCGCCGCGGGCGGGATCACCACTGGCCCGACGCTCGCGATGATCGGTGAGGGGCGTGAGCAGGAGACGGTCCTGCCTCTGTCGAAACTTCAGGGGCTGATCGACATGGGTCGTGGCGGCGGGCAGATGACGGTCGGTTTCGAGCCCGGCGGCGGGGACGCGTTCACCGATTGGTTCATGGAGCACATCAGGATCCGTTTCGGCGGCGACGTCTCACAGCTCGGGGAGGGGTGAAAAACATGGTCAGTCTTCCGCCGGGCATCACCGCCGAGATCTTCTACGACGGCCAGTACAACAGCATCACCGGCGACGTACGCCAGACGGCTCCGCTCACGGTCAAGCGGGGCCTGTCGTCCGAGGGAAACCGGGCCAAGCCGGTCCAGGGCGGCCTGACTATTGACAACCGCAGCGGCGACTACAGCCCCCGCAACCCGAACAGCAGCCTGTTCGGGAAGATCGGCCGGAACACGCCGATCCGGATCGGCGTGAACGCGGGTGAACCGGACCTGGCGGTGTCCGCCGCCGGCGACCGCGCCACAACACCGGACACTGCGGCCCTGGATATCACCGGTGACATCGACATCCGCGTCGACGCCCGGCTGGACAACTGGGGCCAGGAGACATTCCTGGAGATCGCCGCCAAGCAAGAGTTCACCACCGACGAGCGCTCCTGGCGGCTGGTGCAGCTCGGCGACAGCGACGCCGTGGTGGAACTCGTGTGGACCACGGACGGTACCGGCGGCACCGGCACCGCCGTCCAGTCCACCGTGCCGCTGCCCGCGCTGCGGGGAGAGCGCATCGCGATCCGGGTCACCCTGGACGTCGACAACGGTGCGAGCGGCCACACCGTCACCTGGTACACCGCCCCCACCATCGACGGTCCGTGGCAGCAGCTCGGCGACGCGGTCACCGGCGCCGGGACCACCTCGATCTACGACAGCAACGCGCCGCTCGACGTCGGCGACGTCGCCGGGATGCTGCTCGACCCACCGGTCGGCCGCTACTACGCCTTCCAGCTGCTGGACGGTATCGACGGCACCCTCGTCGCCGACGTCGACTTCACTGCCCAGAGCGTCGGCGACACCCAGTTCGACGACGACGTAGGGCTGACGTGGACCCTCGAAGGTGATGCGGAGATCACCGACAAGAAGATCCGGCTGGCCGGCGAAGTGCCCGCATGGCCGGCGCGCCGGGACCTGTCCGGCGTGGACGTCCGCGCCGAGACCAGCCCGGCCGGGATCCTGCGGCGCCTGGGCGCGGGAAAAAAAGCGCTGCATTCAGCGATGCGGCGCGAGCTGGAGAACCCCGAGCGGGCCGGGATCGTCGCCTACTGGCCGGGCGAGGACGGGTCGGACGCCCAGCAGATCGCCTCCGCGATCGAGGGGCATCCGGCGATGGTGGTGAGCGGCGGCGCAGACCTGGCCGCCTACAGCGACTGGGCCGCGTCCCGGGCTCTGCCGCTGATGAAGGACGGCACCCTGACGGCGGCCGTGCCCGCCTACACCGTCACCGATCACGCGTTCCTGCGGTTCTTCCTGCGCGTGGATCCCGACGGCGTGGCGGACGAGACGCCGCTGCTGACCCTGGACACGACCGGCACCGCGGCCCAGTGGCGGGTGACGGTCAACGAGGACGGCAACCTACGCGTCCTGGCCTACGACGACGAGGGCACCGAGATCTACACCTCGCCATTTCTGGTTTTCGACCTCGACGGGCTGCTGCTGTCGACCGCTTTCGAGCTGACCCAGAACGGCGCGGATATCGACTGGGTCCTGCGGCCCTTCGACATCGCCGCCTCCACGCTGGCCGTGGCGGTCGATATCGGCCTGGCCTCCGACACGGTCTCCGGTGAGACGTTCGGCCGCATCACCCGTATCCGCATCGGCACCGGCGGCGGCCTGGCCGACACCGCGGTTGGCCACATCGCGCTGGCCAGCGACGACGACGCCTACGCCAATACCAACGGTGCGATCGTCGGCTGGGCGGGCGAACGCGCCGGGACCCGCTTCCTGCGCATCACCGAAGAGCAGGGCATCACCAGCTGGCTGGTCGGGGACGAGGACGAGGGAATTCGGCTGGGCCCGCAGCGGCCCCTAAAGCTCCTCGACATCCTGGACGACCTCGTGGTGTCCGAGGGCGGGTTCCTCACCGAGTCACAGACCATCCGGGCGCTGGTCTGCCGCCAGCGCTCCACCCTCTACAACCAGTCCCCCGCCTTGACGCTGGACTTCTCGCAGGGCCTGATCAGCCCGCCGTTCCAGCCGGTCGACGACGACAAGCTGTCCGAGAACGATGTCACGGTCAAGCGGGAGGGCGGCTCCCACAGTCGCCGGGTCCGCTTGAGCGGCCCCCTGTCCGTCCAGGACCCGCCGGACGGCATCGGCCGCTACGACGTCGAGCACCCGCGCAGCCTTGAGGACGACGCGCAGACAGCGCAGCTCGCTAGCTGGCTGCTGCACCTGGGGACCTTCGACGGGATGCGGTACACCAGCCTGACCCTGGACTTGGCCAATGAACGGGTCAACGCGCTCGTCGACGACATCCTGCGGACCGGCGTCGGTGACCTGATCCGGCTCACCGATCTCCCTGAGGATCTGCCGCCCGGCGACGTCGACCTCATCGTCCGGGGATCCTCCGAAACCATCGGCCCCAAGGGATGGAAGATCACGTTCACCTGCGTGCCCGGCGAGCCCTACACCGTGGCCGAAACGGCCGAGGACGACCCCGACGACGACGCCGCCGCGGTCCGGGCGGACACCGGCGAAAGTGAGCTGGCGGCCGGCATCGACTCCACCGACACCGAGATCCTGGTCCACACCCCCGGCGGGCGGTGGGTCGCCTCCGACGGTATCGAGGTCACCGACGACGACGACCTGCCCTTCGATGTGCGGATCACCCCCGACGGCGGCACCTCCGGCGAAATCGTCACCGTCACCGCCGTGGAGGACGCGGTCTGGGACGAGTTCGGCCGGACCGAGACCGGCTCGTGGGGCGACGCCGACTCCGGGCAGACGTGGGCGCTCACCGGGGCTGCCGCGGACTTCGATGTCACCGGCGGGTACGGGTCGGCCACGCAGCCGGCCACGGGTATCGCACACCTGACCGCGATCACCGCACCCGGCCCGGACATCGACCTGCACGTCGACATCGCCACGGACGTACTGGCCGCCGGGGCGTCGCTGTTCGCGGGGCCCACCATCCGCATGGACACCAACGCGAACTTCTACATGGCCCGCCTCGAGTTCGACACGTCGGCCGGTATCGCGATGACCATCCGCAAACGCGTAGACAACGTCGAAGCCCAGCTCGCCCCCTACACGAGTCCTCTCACACACGTCGCGGGCACCTTCTACCGCGTGCGCTTCCAGGTGGAGGGCTCCACCCTGCGGGCAAGGCTCTGGGAGAGCGGCGCCCGCGAGCCACGCGTGTGGCATGCCGAGGCAGACGACACCGACCTGACCGACGCCGACACGGTCGGCACCCGTTCGTTCTCCAACACCGGCAACACCAACACCGACCCGGAACTACGGTTCGACAACTTCCAGGTGCGCACCCCGCAGCGCTGGACCGTCACCCGCAGCACCAACGGCGTCAGCAGGACGTGGGACGCCGGGGACGACGTACGCCTGGCCATACCGCCCATCGTGCCGCTGTAGAGAGAGAAGGGAGAAGGCCATGCCGTTCCCCGAGTGGGAAGCCGGAATGCGCATCACACACGACCGGCTGGATGACCGCAACGTCCACTTCGTGGAGCAGGCCGCGGACCAGACCGAGAACAGTAACGAGACACTCGTCGACACCAGCCTCACCTTCGAAGGCGAAGCGGACGCCGAGTACTGGTACATCGCGCTGATCTCCTACAGCGCCGACACCGCCGCGGACATGCACTTCGCCTGGGACGTCCCCTCCGGCGCCGGGGTACGGCGTTTCACGCAGAGCCTTATCGAAGGCGCCGCAAGCGGCGTCAACACCGGCGGCGACCTCATCATGCGCACCCCGGCCACCACCACGGAGATCACTGCCGGAGGCGCCGGCGACGGCGCTTTCAACCTGGCCCGTGACGAGGGAATCATCACCATGGGCGGAACAGCCGGCGACGTCACACTCCAGTTCGCGCAGCAGGCCTCCGACGCGGGCGACACCATCTTCCGCGCCCAGTCCCGCCTCATCTACCAGCGCATCGCCTAAGGACCCGTCATGGCCACCCAGTGCAAGCTCCTCACCAACGAGCCGCAGACCATCGAGCCGGGCACCTGGACTGCCGTCCGCTTCGACCAGGTCCTGCGCAATGACGGCGGCATGTATCAGGGCACCGGAGACGTCACCGACCCGGAGTCCGCGCTGATCATGCCGCCGGATGACGGGGACTTCCTGTGGCTGCGCTTCGTGCACTGGGCCGCCGTCACTGTCCCGGACGGGGATTGCCGGGAGCGGCAGTTCCTCGCCCAGTTCGCCCGCGACCCGTACACGGTGCCGGACACGACGGGCACGACCGACGCCGACCACACCGCGGGCAAGCAATTCCACCTCGCCTCATGGGCGTTCTACGGCCGCGACGGCCAGCCGGTGGCCGTGCGGGTGTGGCACGACCATCACGAGCCGGTGGACATCGTGCACGCGCAGTTCGTCGCGATGACGTGGGACTACTGAGGGGGTTGTTGTGGCCACACCACCAGGCGCGGCGAGGTTCGCGCAGTTGTTCCGCGATGAGGGTCTGACCGTTGTCGAGGTCGGCGACTGGCGCCACCACAACCGTAACCATGTCGGTGCGTGGGGTCCGGTGCACGGCGTGATGATCCACCACACCGTGACCTCCGGCTCGGCTCGCACCGTGCAGATCTGCCGCGACGGGTACAGCGGCCTGCCCGGGCCGCTGTGCCATGGCGTCATCACCAAGGACGGCCGCGTGCATCTCGTCGGCTACGGCCGCACCAACCACGCCGGATCCGGTGACGGCGACGTCCTGCGCGCGGTCATCGCCGAGCGTGCGCTGCCAGCGGACAACGAGGCCACCACCGACGGCAACCGACACTTCTACGGCTTCGAATGCGAGAACCTCGGCGACGGCAAAGACCCCTGGCCGCAGGCGCAGCTCGACGCCATCGAGAAGGTGTCGGCGGCGATCTGCCGGTATCACGGCTGGGGCGCGGGTTCAGTGATCGGGCATCTGGAGTGGCAGCCGGGGAAGGTCGATCCGCGCGGCTTCTCCATGCAGACGATGCGCGGCCGGATCGCCGCACGCTTGGACGGCAACCAATCCGAGGAGGACACCGTGGCCCTGACGGACAGCGAGATCGAGCGGATTGTGGACGGCGTATATGAAGCCGTCTGCTTCCGGGACGGCCGGATCAAGGCCCCCAACCCGCAGGCCAAAAACCGGTTCTGGATGGCCTCCAGCTACTGGCGCGACACATACATATCGGTACGCCGCATCGAGACCGCCGTGAATGAGCTCCTCGCCCAGGGCGCCGCCCGCGATGCCGTCCTCGCCCGCCTGGCCGAGGGCGGCGGGCTCGACGCTGCGGAGATTCAGGCGGCGGCCGAGGCTGGCGCACAGGCTGCGCTCGACCGGCTCGGCGATGCGCTGCGGGATGACGTGTGAGAGCGCGGCTGTGGTGCCCCGCGTGTCTGTTGGCGCGTTGGTCGCCGGGGCATCTGCTGCGTGTCGCGATAGGGGTGTGTGCCCTGTGACCAGGCACGTTCAGACGGTGGCCGTGGACTTCGACGGCGTCCTGCACTCCTACGAGCGCGGCTGGCACGACGGCACGATCTACGGCGACTTCATGCCCGGCGCCGTCGTCGCACTGTCGCAGCTCATGCAGCAGTACGCCGTGTTCGTACACACCACGCGGGACGCAAAGGCGGTGGCCCGCTGGATTGAGCAGTCGTCGGGCTACGCCTTCGAGTGCACGACCCGTCTGCCGCGCACCTGGTACGGGCGGCGGAAGCCGTTCTGGAACGCGCAAGAGCTGCTGCTGGTCACCGATCGGAAGCTGCCCGCGATCGCGTATGTCGACGATCGCGGCGTGCGGTTCGAGGACTGGTGGCAGTCCCTGCGCGCGCTGGGCATCGAACCGCTCCAGCGGCAGGAGACGGCATGATCCTGAACCTGACGCCGCACCCGATCCGTCTCTACGCGAACGAGCGCGAGGACGGCTGCGACGACCTCGAACCGCACCTGCGCGAGGTCATCGAACCCGAGGCGACGCCCGCCCGGCTGGCCACGTTCGAAGTCAGCAGCGGCATGTGGCCCGAGTTGGTCGAGTTCGGGCACGCACAGAACCTGTCACCCAAGCGCGACGGCGTCCAGTACATCGTCTCCCTCGTCGTCGCCCTCGCGCTCGCTGACCGGCGCGGCGACCTCCTTGTCCCCTACCGCGAGGTCCGCAATGCATCCGGGACCGTCATCGGCTGCCGCTCGCTCGCGCAGCCCGTCTGAGAATCGAGAACCCCATGAAGATCTCGAAGTACTGGAAGGCGCTCGTCGCCGGAGCCGTCGCCGCCAGCGGGGCCCTGTCCACCGCGGCGGCCGACAATGTCATTACGAGCGGCGAGGTGTGGCTCATCGTCGGGGCGCTCGTCGGGGGCCTGGGTCTGACGTGGGCGGTGCCGAATCGGCCGGCCGACGACAGAGGCCTGTGAGCGTCCCTCATGCACCTGCTGGAATGGCTCGGAATCGGGGCCGGTTCTCTGCTGGCCCTCGGCGCTCTGGTCCGCGCGTTGTGGCGGTTCAACCGGCGGATTGTGAAGATTGTGGATGCGGTGCAGGAGCTGTCACCGAACGGCGGCCGGTCGATGAAGGACACGGTCACCAGGACGGAACGCAAGGTGGACGAGACGGCGCGGGAATTGTGCGAGCTGAAGACGCGGTTCGATGAGCACCTGTCCGGCGGCCCGTAGAGTGACGAGTCCGCAGGCAGCCAGGTTCCCCGCATGGGGAAGCTGGCTGACCGGGCTTTTTCGTGACAGCACGAAAAGCTACGCCGCCTTCACCACCTCGGCCCGTACCGCAGCCGCCCACTCCGTGATGAGCCGCTCATACTCCGCCCGCTGACCGTCGTCGAGCCGCACCGACGGGTGCGGCCACAGCGCACGAATCTCCTCGTTGAGCACGGCAGCAGACCGCACGGAACCAGAGGCGGGAAAGTTCAGGGGCATGCAGACAGCCTACGGCGATCAAAGATCACCCAGATTCAGCCCCCGCGCCTCATCGGCAGCACGCTTCGCCGCCGTTGCCCGCGTATACCGATCAATCATGTCCCGCCGCGACCACCCAGCCACCGCCATCAACCCCCCCTCCGACCCACCCCGCTGAAGCCACCTCCCAGCCGCCGTATGCCGCAAAACGTGCGGATGAAAATCAGGGATGCCAGCCAGGAAGGCGCGCCGCACGAGACTGTCGTACAAGCCCGAGTAGCCGATGGTCTTACCGCGGTCCCCGAGCCACAGATCCGGGCCGGAAGCCAGCCGGTGGGCCCGACGCAGACGCAGATACCGGTCAACCGCCCGGCACGTCTGCGGGCCGATCGGGATGGTGCGCCCCTTCCCCCCCTTGCCGCGGCGCACGACCGCGGTACCAGCGGACAAGTCGATGTCGCCTACTTCCATCGCGACGACTTCACCGATCCTCACCCCGGTCTCGATCATCAGTCGAATGATTGCCTCGTCGCGGCGTTCCCAGAAGTCCTTGCCGGCGCACGCCTTGACCAACGCGCGGAGCTGGTCGTCGGATAGTTCAGGGATAATTTTGCTATCAAGCTTGGGCGGCTTCAGACCCACCAGCGGGTCGCTGTCGAGCTCTCCCTCCTCGGCCAGCCATGCGGAGAACCGGCGGAGGGACAACTGCCGGGAGCGGGCTGTGGCAGCCTCTGCGCCGTCGTCGAGGAGATCTGCGACGAAGGCGTTCACTACGGCTCGTGCGAGGTCAGGCTCGCGGCCGGTGCGCTCGCACCAGGCGATGAAGCGTTTGATGCCGTCGGTGTAGGTCTTCACGGTCTGCTGGCTTTTGCGTTCGGCGCGTAGGTGGAGGGTCCAGGAGTCGAGGAGTCTGCGCATGTCGTCGGTGGTCATGGTCGCCCCCTGCGCATGGTCTTTCGTCCGAGTGGTATTTCCACTGGGAGCGCCATGCTTCGGACAGCAAAGTGCCCCCGACCGTGTTTGTAAAGGTCAGGGGCGCTTTCCGTGACGTCACTCAGTCGAGGTAGTCGCGCACTACACAGCGATTAACGCCATGCTTAAGCCTATCGTTGGGGGTCACAAAGAGCCGCCATGCTTTGCAATACCCTCGACTGAACTTCTTTCTCGGCCACCCGCCGCACACACCTCCAGCGCATCCGGGCAGCCCTTGGCAACCAGCCCGATCGCCCGAACCGCATCCGCCTCACTGATCTGCGCCGGGTCGTACGACGCGTACACGCCGCGGCCGCCAGGGTGAAGCGCGACAGCCGTGCCGGGCGCATGCTCGCGCGCCTCAAGATTGAGCGTCAGCGCGACCACAGGATCCCCCTGTCTCGTGCGTGCTGGCCGCACAACGTCCGAAAAGCCGCACGCACGTCCGTTGTCGAGCCAGGAACTGTACGCCGCATCCCGACCGCCACAGAACCCGCAATGCATAAATGCATGCCCTTTCAACACATGTCGGTTGTATGTAAACAGGCAGTCAGTTCGAGTCGTCCTCCCCCTCGTTCCGTGCGCGCTCGGCCTGCCGTAGTACTGCGTCCGCGTCCGGATCTCTGGTGCCGGGCGTGGTGAGAGCGATCCCCTCGGCGGTCTGGGTGACGACCAGGCCGAGGAACTGGTAAGCCGCAGCCGCCTGCACCCGATGACGGGGGAGGTCGAGGCCGGCCGCCACGGCGCGGATGACGGACGGCTCCACCCGGATGCCTTTACCGTGACGGAGTTTCCAGAGGACGTCACGGCTGGGACGATGGCCTGTTTCGGGGTCGACGGCACGCTCCTCGAATGCGCGATAGGTGAGCCTGCGGCCCTCACCAACGCGCTCGGCAACCAACTGTGTAAGCGTCTCCGCTTCCTGTGTCATGGGTGGCTCCGTGTCCCTGCGCTCCGGGTCGGGCGTGTCGGCGTCACCTGATGGGGCCCGGTCGCGCGCGGTCGTCATTGTCCACGTTCGCCGACACGTACGGATAGCTGGCCTGCAAAGTTCACCGGCGCATGCCGAAGAAACGGGGACAAAGTAAGTTTCTCGTTCGCGCACTGGACACAACGTGAACGCCATGCTTAGCTTGTCAGTGTTCGCGGACACGGACAGCATGGAGGTAGCAACACGTGCCCGAATCGGGCCAAGAGCCGACCTACCGCCTCACCGACGGCGCCCTGCTGAGACGCCTGATGAGGTGCCCTGACACGGGAGGGCAACGCCACACAGTGCGCAGCCTCTCTGCCGTCACCGGCATCAGCAAAAGCAAGATCAACTGCATGCTGCGCGACCAGCAGACCAAGCTCCCCGGAAGCAAAGCATCAGCAACCGCCGAAGCCGTCGGCGTACACCGCAAGGCCCTTTTTATGCCCATCGCGTCCGCGTTCGCGGACGCAGACACCTCTAGGAGGGAAGTCAGATGAACGCCGAAGAACGCCGGCTCCGCGCCCAGCTCGGCGCAGAGATGAGCTGGGCGAAAACCCCCGACCGCACCGCCCGCACCGCACCCGGCTCCCGCGCCGCCGAAGCCCGCTTCGAGAAGCAGGCCCGCGAACTGCACCCGGACGCCGGTGACGAGTTCATCGCGAAGGTCGCCGAGAACCTGCGGCGGGCGCACTTCAGGCGGATGGGGCTGGAGTCGGCGCGTAGGCGCCGGGAGCGCACGTCGGCCGCCTGACCAAAGAAGACGGGGCCGCCCGGACCAAGCCCGGTCCCGACGACCCCTCGGCAATGCACCAGATCCCAACGAAGGAGTGCATCACCTTGAGTAATCCTACTGATCTCCCCGGCGTATCGATCGCCGTGATGACGCTGGCGCAGAAGCCGCAGGCGCGGCCGAAGGCTGTCCCGCCGGTGGAAGCGCTGTATCAGCCGCTGCCGTCCGACGCGTATGCGCCGCCGCTGGACCTCGCGGTGCGTCTTGCGCGGGAGGACTTGGCCGTGCAGCAGGGTGCGAACATTCACGACCGCGAGGCCATGATCCGGGCGGCGGTGACGTTGGAGATCCGGCTGCGGATGTTGCTGGCGGCGCTGGACGCGGACGCGGCGGGGGTGCCGGCATGAGCGCCGAGCACCTGAAGCGGACGGTCGCGAACACGATCGCGGGCGTGAGCCTGCACTGGAACGGCTACAACAAGAAGCCGTCCGATCTGTACGCGGCGATGGCGGATCGGCTCGCTGACGCGCAGTTGGTGCAGTCGCCGGAGACGGCGGCCGAGCTGGAGACGCTGCGGGCTCGGGTCGCCGAGTTGGAGGCCGCGGCGAAGGCAATCCGGCATCTGCACACTGACTCGCCGATGGGTCCGTGCCCGGTGTGTGTCGACGCGGATGCGATGGGCCGGGGTGAGGACTACACGGTTCCGTTCCCGTGTCCGACGGCGCGGTTGGCGGGGGCGAAGGACTGCGACCCGCCGTACGTCAGTCGTCTGTTGCCGCCGCGTGATGCGGTCTGCGCGGGGTGTGGTCACTCCGGTGCCGAGCATCACTACGGGGGCACGAAGTGCTGGGCTCATCTGCCGAAGCAGCACGGTGACCCGATCACGATCTGTGGGTGTGCAGGGTTCGTCGCGGGCCGGGACGTTGAGGTGTCGGCGGACAAGCTGACGCAGATCTTCGCGCCGTCGCAGGCGTTGCGTGAGGACCCGCACGATGGGCCGCTGTCTCACCCGTATCGGGTGGGCCGTGACCTGCCCGAGACGGGCGGTGCGAAGTGAGTGGCATCGAGTGGTACGAGCGCAAGACCGTCGCCGAGATCATCTTCCCCGCCGCAGGGCGAGGCAGCGACCTGAACGACCCCATCACCCGACGCAGTCTGCGGGCCGAATGGGTTCGGCTGGAGCTGGTCCGGAAGGAGACGCCCGACGAAGGCGCCTGCGAGTGGGCGCACGTCGCGGTGTACGGGCCACGCCGACTGAAGTCCGGCGCGCTGGGCAAGGAGATCAGCTCGTTCGGCTGGGAGTCCGCCTACGTCTACGGCTCGGCGCCGGGGACGGGTGAGGCTCGGCCGGAGTGGCTTTCGGCGGCGCTCGCGGAGCAACTGCCGGAGGGATGGAGCCGGGCACTGGTCGGGCTGCCTCGAATGGGTGGTGGCGCATGAGCCACACCCACGACCTCACCGAGTGGGCGGCGTTCCTGTCGCTCGGCACCGGTATCACCGCTACCGGCTGGCTGCTGTGGCTGCTGCTGTTCGAGCCGCTGCTGGACTGCGACCTCGACCCGCGCCCCGCACTGCAACGGGCGATCGAGTCCGGCCGTGTCGACCCGCTGCTCGTCGCGGTGGCCAACGCGAAGTACGACACCCGCGCCGCCGCCGACCGCGCGAAGCACATCCCGCGTGATGCCGCGATCACCACGGCCGCGCTCCTGATGCTCCTCTCCGCTCCTCCGAAGGGCCACCTCCGATGAACGAGACCAATGGGCCCGTGCGTGGGCCGCTGTACGTGGACGCGACGCCGCTGATGGTGACCGCTGACGTCACCCCCCTCGTTCACGCGAACGTCGCCGAACTCCTCGACCTGCTGAGCAGCGAGTTTTACGACGACTTCCGTGAGGTCGCCGACCGGGAGCCGACCGGTCACGACGGGCACGCGGTAGAGCGTCTCGGGTTCGAGCGGCTGACGGAGCTGCTGGTGGAGCGCATGTCGACGAAGGTCGCGTTGACCGGACCGCAGGCGGTTCGGGCCGCGGGCCGGATGCACAAGCTGGGCTTGCCGTTGGCGGCCGCGGCGGAGCGTACGAAGGCGGCGGTGACGCGTGGCGCGTCGCTGATCAAGCATCCGTCGCATGCGGCGACCCGCCGTCACCTCGCCGCGAACCCGCTTCCGGAGCAGCGCGGGATCGGCGGCGCCGCGTGAGTGCCGAACCCATCATCACCCGCCTCCAAGCCGCCTGGCAGGAGCCTGGCGCAGGACACCGCCTCTACAACAGCGCGGGCATCCCCAACTACAGGCCCATCGCAGGCAGCGCCGAAGACCAGACCACCCCAGACGGCGTCAGCAACCCGCTGTGGGACGTCGTCCGCTGGATGCCCGCCGAGGCGTACTGGCCGGGCAGCGCCCTGGAGCCCACCTTCTCCACCATCGCGTTCCCGCAGGAAACCGGCCTGGAGCTCGACGCGATCGGCGCCGGACGCCACCACCTGACCCAGCGCTACGCCTGGTCGATCATCTCGCCCGGCGACGTGACGTGGATGGCCGAGCAGCTTGACGGCCGCGCGGTCGTCGAGATCGGCGCCGGGTCCGGCTACTGGGCCTGGCAGTTGGAGCAGGCTGGGGTCGACGTCGCCGCGTACGACCCGAACCCGCCCGCCGACGACAACCAGTTCTGCAAAGCGGGCCCGTACACCACGGTCCTCGCCGACGACGCGACCGCGGTCAAGCACCACCAGGACCGCGCCCTGTTGATGGTGTGGCCGCCGTATGGCGGGGAGCACGCGCGGCATGCGATGTCCGTGTACGAGGGCGACCTGCTCATTTATGCGGGCGAGGACTGGGGCGGTTGCACGGCGGATGACGGCTTCTACGAGCTGTTGGAAGCCGAGTGGGACGAGGTGTCGGTCGCGCCCCGGCATGTGACGTGGTGGGGGACGCATTGCCGTCTGGCCTCGTACGTCCGGAAGGGCGGTACGGCATGAGTGTCCGTCGTCAGATCATCGCCGCGCTCTCCGAAGACAGCTACGGCGGAATCGCCACCCTCCACGACGTGGCTCACGCCGAGCAGCTCGTCGACGCCTACAAGGCCGAGATGCTCGCCGAGGCCGCCGACTACTTCGAGCAGCGGCGTCCCTCCCGAGCCGACGCAGTCAGTGACTTCGACCGAGGCCGCAGGGCCACCGTCGGCTGGGTCGTCGAGGAACTCCGCGACCAGGCCGGGGCCGGGGAGAAGGCCAGCGCCCAGGCGCCGACGGCCACTCCCACCGACACCAACCGCCGCGCCCGCCTCCTCCACGAAATCACCTTCGACGGCGGCCGGTGGAAGTCCGGCGACGTCGCCCGCTGGTACCAGACCCAAGGCCTCACCGG